ACAACACCTACAAGATCTAGAACACCAAGTGGAACACCTTCAGTAACTATAACTCCCAGTAAATCAGGGACATCTTCAGGAACACCTTCAGTAACTATAACTCCCAGTAAATCAGGGACATCTTCAGGAACACCTTCAGTAACTATAACTCCTAGTAAATCAGGGACACCAAGTGGAACACCTTCAGTAACTATAACTCCTAGTAAATCAGGGACACCAAGTGGAACACCTTCAGTAACTATAACTCCCAGTAAATCAGGGACATCTAGTGGAACATCTTCAGTTACAACAACACCTTCAAGATCTAGAACACCAAGTGGAACACCTTCAGTAACTATAACTCCTAGTAAATCAGGGACATCTAGTGGAACATCTTCAGTTACAACAACACCTTCAAGATCTAGAACACCAAGTGGAACACCTTCAGTAACTCCAAGTTCCACAACTAGCGTAACTAGATCAGGAACTCCAAGTGTATCGCCTAGTAAAACAGGAACTCCAAGTGTTTCACCAACTAGATCAAGAACACCTTCAGTAACTCCAAGTTCGACATCTAGCGTAACTAGATCAGGAACTCCAAGTGTTTCACCAACTAGATCAAGAACACCTTCAGTAACTCCAAGTGTATCGCCAACTAGATCAAGAACACCAAGTGGAACACCAAGTGTATCGCCAACTAGATCAATAACACCAAGTGGAACACCTTCAGTAACTACAACTCCTAGTAAATCAGGAACTCCAAGTGTATCACCTAGTAAATCAGGAACTCCAAGTTCCACATCTAGCGTAACTAGATCAGGAACAATAAGTAGAACAAAAACTCCGACACCATCTGTATAATGGAATTGGAATTCTTATTTTTATTATGAAATTTAATATTTACGGCGACTATGCTTTCTTTTTTTGCCAGATTTACCACCAAAAGAACCAGAAGCCCCAGTAGTAGGAGCAGCCCCAGAAGGAGCAGCAGCCCCAGGAGGAAGATTAGAAGAAAACCCAAACAAATTTTTAAGCGATTCAGGTAATATGTTTCCGAAATCCGGAAATCCACCACCACGACGGCGTCTTTTAGTGCCTCTTGCTTTATGCTTTCTTCTACCTCCATAGGCCCCCATCTGCTGCCGCTGCGCCTCCTCCAGCGCTTTTAACTTCGCGTCCGCCGCCGCCACCGCCGCCGCCGCCTCCTTCGCCGCCTTCGCCACGTCCGTGGAGCTGTTCTGCGTCATTTTATCCACCGCCTCCGTCGCCTTCACCCACGCCTTCTTTAAGTCTTCCTTAGCATTATTAATTTTGGATTCTAATTCATCAGCCATTTATATATTAAAAGATATATTTTATTAAATGAACGTTCAAGATTTTATGAAATTTCAATTATTAACAACTACACCGAATACAAAATCGTTACTTTCAAATATAATTGCCTTGACTTTAGTTGATAAGGCAATTATAAATTTTTCAGTATGGTTTCCTTATTTGAAATCTTTATGCTCTAGACCACATAAACATATTACTTCACAAAATAAACAAATTCGAGCAACAATTGAATGTGAACGTATTATAATTCCATCAAATAATTCAAAACAGAATATTACTGCTTCACATGTTCGTATGGATTCAGTTATACATTATATAACGACTATTCCTGAAATTAAAAATTTACTTTGTATGACTCATCATGATTATTTACCGAATGAATTTGAAGCTATACAAATTGAACCTGATCTTTATTTCCAACTTCTTATGCTAAAACATTCAGATGGACAAGTTGAATGTATTAAATTTAGATTATTTTGTTACGAACATGAAATTCAATATTTACAACAATTTATTGATAAATGTAATATTGATTATGAACGAAGAATGGCAAATAAATTAGGAACTTCTTTATATTATTTTGATATGATGACTCAAACTAAATCAAGAAAATCTCTTCAAAATGCTTTACCTACAACACATCTAATTTATAATAAACATAAATTTCATACTACACGAACTTTCGAGAATGTATTTTTTGAACAAAAAAATAAAGTTCAAAATCATACTGAATTTTTTCTAAAAAGAAAAGATTGGTATGATAAAAAAGGTATTCCTTATACTTTAGGATTTATGTTTCATGGTGATCCAGGATGTGGAAAAACTTCAACTGTAAAAGCTATTGCCAATATTTCAAGAAGACATATTGTTAATATTCAATTATCTGAAATTAAAACTAAATCACAATTACGTCATTTATTTTTTAATGATGAAATTCACGTTCATAATGGAACAACAGTAGAACGTTATACTATTCCAGTTCATGAACGTTTATATGTTATTGATGATATTGATGCTATGGGTGATTCAGTATTAGAACGTAGCAATAAAAAACCTACAAGTTCTGTAACAGAACATCCTAAAGGTGATACATGGTTTGAAAATCATGAAGAAGAAATTAAAGAACCTATTGATTTAGCTTTTCTCTTAAATTTATTGGATGGAGCTCTAGAATCTTCAGGTCGTATTCTTGCTATTTCAAGTAATTTTCCTGAAAGAATTGATAAAGCTTTAATTCGTCCTGGACGTATTGATATGATAATTAATTTCAAAAAATGTAATTTACAAATCTTGAAAGAAATGATTGAAAGTTTTTATGAAATTAAAATTCCTGATTTTACAGATGAATCATTGAATTATAAATGGAGTCCTGCTGAAGTTAATCAAATTCTTTTTAGAAATTTTGGAAAATCTACTGAAGCAATTAAAGAACTTGAAGAACTAAATCCTTCTGATCTTTATGGATTTACTCAGAACAAATCTTAGCCAGTTTTGTTATATTAATTACATATTGCCATACATTTTTCATTGAATTTTCTGACATTCCTTGACAATAATGTTTTAGTTTAATAAAAACATCATTTTCTATATGCTTAGAATATTCATCATAAGAATAATTTAAGAAAAAATCTCTATCTTTTGCTAAAATCTTATCTTGAAATCGATTTGTATTTACATAAACATCTCTAATAGGTTTAGATGGATTAGTTGTTCTAAACCATTTAAGACCTGTAATATACATAGGAAAATCTTTATCGTCAGGATACATTTGTGTTAATTCTGTAATTAATGAAATAATTTGCTCATAAAATGCATTAACAAATACTGATTTGGATGACATTACATTTAAAACTCATTATATATTAAAATGGATGTAAGGATTTTAGCTTCTTTACTAATTCTTTTATTTATAAGTTTATTTGTTATAATTCCTACATATGCTGCAAAAGATAAACAAAAAGAAATTCAAAATTGGGTAGGTATGGGATTTTCTGGTTTATTATTATTAATTGTTACATTTCAAACTCGTGATCCTACACTAGGTGTTCCTATTATGTTTTATTTATTTGTTCTTGGAGTTATTCTTTCTGGAATATATTGGTGGATACCCAAATATATTCCAAAGGATAATCAAAATTCTGCTATAAATAATATGTTTTTAGCTTCTACATTAGCAATTATATTGGTAAATAGTTCAAGTCCTTCAATGGCAGCTACTTTACCTCCTGCTGCTACTAATGCGCTTATGAATATAGTACGTGGTGGAAAAAAACGAGGATAATTTATTTACGATCAATACCACCAAATTCAGATTTACGTTGAGCCATCATTTGTTCCATTTTTGAAGATACATCACCATTTGAACCGGTTTTTTCTTTAGAAATAGTATTTTGAGTTGTAGGACCACCTGAAGGTAATCCTGCTCCACCTATATTGGATCCCATTCCAGCATCTAAATAAGTATACATAGAATTCCCATCAGATACGAAACTTGTAGGTGAATCCCACAAAGAATATGACTCACTTAATTTTCCTGTTCCTTCAAATCCCCATGCTGCATAATTACCATCTGGAGGTTGAGGAGCACCACCTACTGATGCACCAACAGAATTAGTTTCTTTTACAGGTTTTTCATTACGTGCATTTGTAGGTTTTGCAATGAAACCATAAATGTCTTTACCTACAAACACGTCTTTGGTTTCAGGAACATATAAAGTAGGAACTTTTTTTAAGAAAGCAGGAATTTGATCTCGAGCAAGATTTTCAACTAAAATAAATTTATAAAGTGATGATTTATTTAATGCCTTTAAGGTTTCAATAATTTGTTTTGAGTTCGGACATCTTTCACTATAAAATAAATAAGGTTGCGACATCTCTCGTTATTGAGTTTTCAGGAAAAAAACGGATGAAACAATAACGAAATGGCAGAAGAATCAAAGATGGCTAAAATTGAGAACTTAAAAGTATCCAAAAAAGGGTTTGAACTTAAGTTCGAACTTCATAATTTTCCTGTAACATTTGTTAATGCCTTACGACGTATTATTTTAAATAACATTCCTACTGTTGTAGTTCAAGACGTCCAAATTTTAAAAAATACTACACAAATGCCCCATGAAATGTTGAAACATAGAATAGAAATGCTTCCTATTAATGTAAATCCTCAAGATCATTCAACTATTAAAGATACAGTTATTGAACTAAATATTCTTGAAAATCCGGATCAAAAAGGAATTGAAACTATTACAACCGATCATTTTACTGTCGCATCAGGAATAGATGGACTTATTATGAAAGACAGGGATTTGAATACGCCTTTATTATTCACTAAACTCCGACCTGGTGAAACCATTCATGTTCGTGGACGTCTTGGAGTTGAAAATGGTTCTCAAGTATGTTTATGTACTACAAGTTGGATAGTTGATGAAGATTTAGCAGAAGCAGAACGTAAAATTTGGGAAGAACAAAAACAAGATATTCGTGAATTTAATACTACAAGAATTCAACGTCTATATTCACGAAATGAACAAGGTCGTCCAAATAAATTTAATTTTGTTATTGAAAGTATTGGTGTTCTAGAATCTAAAGAAATTCTTAAATTAGGTTTGGAAGTATTACGTAAACAACTTAAAAATTTTATGGATGATATTTTAGATAATATTCAAAGGGAGCAAGACAAGGGTTCCTATGGAATTTCTGTAGAGCAAGGAGGTCATACTATAGGTGCTTTATTTCAAGAAGTTATTTATACTGATAAAAATGTTTCTTTTGTGGCGTATGATATTCCTCATCCTCTACGTAAAACAACTGTTTTAAGATTTCATACTACAAAAACACCTGAATCTATTCTAAAATATGCAAATGAAACAATTGAACAATATTGTTCTGAAGTAGAAAAGGTTTTGTAATTTCTTAATAATGGCGGACGTATTAACTTTTCAACCAGAAGAATACGAAATTTTAGAAGAATTTACATTTGAAGAGGAAATACAAAGACCAGATGAATTAAGATTTTTTACTTTAGATGAACAATTACTAGATTATTTTGAAAAAGTTCTTCCTGTAGGAAAAAAGATATCAAAGGCAGACTATAAACGTATAGCAAAAGAAGTTGATAGAATAAGAACAGTATATCAACAATCAGTTACAGTTACGGATACTGATTATAGAATTGACTTAGAAAGAAAAGAATTAAATATTCCATGGATAAAACATATCTATTCAGCATCTGACTTAAAATCATATTCTTATGCTGAATCATGGCTTCCAATTTTCAGTCAAGAATCTAGAACTATTCCTAATTTTTTTTCAAGAATGGCTCTTGCTTTACCAAAACCATATAAACCATCAAAAGGATTACCAATTACTCAAAAAACTATTATGGTAGATGAAGAAGGTAAAAATGAAGTTATTGGATTAGGACAATTTACTAAAACAAAAACGTTTATTCATGAAGACGGTTCTATGACAATTGAAAAAATACCTCTTTTAAACACTCAAGATGAAATTAAATCAAAAGGATTTTATTTATCTGATAGAAAAATAGACATTCCACATCCATTATCAGAACATCCTTTTTTAAGTTCAAATAGACCTAGAAGTATTATAACTGAAAAACCCCTTTTAGAAATTTTTCCTACGATTGAAGCTATCTTAACTCATGCTGTTCCTGTAACAAAAGATCCTTATAAGGAAGGATTAAAATATTTGAAAATTTATGATGTTAAATTATCTAATATTCCGTGGAATTTATGGAAAGATAAATTTCCATCTGAAGATACTATAACTGGTGATAAAAAATCGGAATCTATATCCTTTCCTAAAAAATCTGATTCCGTAAATCCTTCTGAATCTTTACAAAAAGTGTATGTTCTTCCATGGTATGAAGGTGTTAATCCTAGATATTGGTTAATGCAACAAGAAGATAGAGGACAATTAGTTATTAATATGATTTTATCCAAAGCACATGATTCAGGATTAGTTCCTCCTGAATTACCTGGTGAAAAACCCAAGGCTGTATTTCCCAAATCTACATCAGAAGAATGTTTGAAAACAGATACATTTGAAGAATTTGTTGAATCAGGTATTTTCAGTTTAAAAGATAAAACTTGTATTCCTACAAGCTATTTTTCTCAATTATCAAAAGAATTAGTTTCAAAAGATAAAAAATCTTGGAATGAAAATATTTTAAAAGAACATCAACTATTACTAAAAGATTTTCAGATAATTATTGAAAAACCTAAAAAAGAAAAATATGATAAACATGATAGTAAAGATGATTCTGAATTAAGAAGAGATGTTAAAGCTATTTTAAAAGACTTAAATAGATTACCTGAAGATAAAGCTTATGCCATTGAAAAATTTATTCGAAGTTTAAGTACTTCAAATAGAGTTTATATTGATAAAGATTCTATGTTTGTTATTTGTTCACATACTATGGCTGAATTAAGAGGAGATTTAGAAAGAGATTGGAGAACTTTTTATGATGAATGGACTTATATTGATGATGGATTTAGATCATGTAAATTCTGTGGAGAACAAATTAATTCAGATGTTTTAGTGACACAAGATGATTTTGATGAGAATGGAAATCCTTTAGTTAGTGGAGATGTTTTACCTACACAAGAATTTCATGGACATATATCATCATTTACAAGTTCCTTAAATGAACTTAAACATAATTTTATGCTAGAAAATCCAGGTGAATCTACATTTTATTTATTATTATCATTATTACAAGTTCTTCCTAAAGAAACACAATTATTACCTATAATTCAGATGATTAGAGATTTATCAGGTATATTAAGAAAGAGCACAAAAATTGAGAAAGCAGATAAAGAAAGAGTTGAAGGAATTCTTGGTTTAGCAGGAATGATAATTTTATTACAAACACATAATCCTTTTTTAATCCCTCGTAGATCTTTTGGTTCTAAAATATTAAAATTAACAGGATATCCTCGTGATACAGAGGATACTAAAGATTCACCTATTTTAGATGTATTAATTTCAATTATGAAATCTACATTTGAATTATCACCTAGCACATTTAAAGGACCATCAAAAACGTTATTTAAAGCTGTTTTAGTAAAACCTAAAGAAATTCGTAAAGAATCTTTGAAATATATTGATGCGTTTGTAAAGAAATTCAAGGCACAATTAATTGCTGCTAAAGAAAGATATGATTTAACTCCTTTAACAGAAGAAATTTCAAATTTAATTAGTTTACCATCTATAAAAATTGAAAAAAATGAATATGAACCTATGGAAAGATTAGGTTCTGAAGAACTTTCTGCTGAATGTGATATATACTTTCCTAAAGCATTTTTAACTTTAAAATTACCTCCTAAAGTTTATCAGGATAAACTAAAATTACAAGAAAATATAAAACCTTCAAAGAATTCTCAAAAAATTACTGCTAAATTGATTTTGGAAGAAGAAATTGAATTAACTAAAAAAGAAATTGAAAAGAATTTAAGTATGGGATTTCCAAAATTATCTAAGATGGATAAAATTGAATCATTTATTAAATCTACAGATGATGGAATAGCATTATTATTTTTATTAAATCGTATTCTTGATTTTTTAAGTTCAACTGATTTTTCTAAAGAAACAATTATTGAATATAGAGAAATATCTACGAATTTAAAAACTTCAATTAATTTATCAATTTTAAGAGATATATCCAAAGGATTATTATACAAATTATTTCATGAAATATCATCTCATAAAAATAAATTAAGTATTTTAAATTTAATTACATTAGTTATTCAAAAAGATCTTTCATTAAATATGATGTTATTAACTGAAGATGAAGCACAAAAAGAAGATTTGACATTAAGAGCAAAAGAAAGAGAAACTTTCAAAATGAGAATGAGACAAATGGATGATACACAACGTGAAATTACTAAAATGCTTCTAGATATTGGTTTAGCAGGATATATTATTACAAATGAAGATCGTGAATTATTCTCACAAGAATATAATATTAAAGAAGAAGAAGAACCTGATTTAGAAGTATCAGAAGATGGAGTAGTTCGTCCTGATTATGAAGATGGAGATATTCGTCGTGGTCCAGATGGAAGAGAATTAACTATTGGTAATGGTGGTTATGGTGAACAAGGAAATGAAAATGGAGATTATAATGGTGGAGGACAATTTGATGATGGAGAAGGTTTTGGTGTGTAATATATAAATAGATGGCAGCACAACCACTAAATTATGAACAACTTTTAGAGAGATTTCATGTAAGAGCAAGTGATATGGACCCACATGGTGGATATCGATATCAGTATGATATTCCAGTAACTTTTTCTACTCCTCCTAAGGCGTATTCTCTAAGAATCACTTTTAAAAGAGCCTTAGATAAACCAGGTAGGTATTTCAAAGTTATTCGTCAGGGAACACAGGGAAAGGGCGTTTATATAGAAATTGCTTTATTTAATAAATTAGATAACTCTTGGATTGAGAATGCTGGTATTACTGAAACGATGATTATTAATAATATTCGTCCTTATCCTGATCCTGATCCACCAGCAGAAAATGCGCCAGCAGCAGCAGCAGCAGCAGCAGGGGGTAAACGAAGAAGAACTAAAAAATCAAAGAAAAGTAAACGTAAACGTTCTTTTAAATAAGTTTCATTTTTTCAACTTTATAATTTCTTGAATTATAAAGAGATAATCTTGATTGAAATTGTCTACGAAATGTTGAATCAACAATATCAATAATTAATGGATTTATTTCTCTCCCAACTTTTTCAGTTCTCAGAATTCTCCCAACAATTTGATCTACATCAGGTCTTGGTGTTGCGATAATAAGAGTATTTAAAGTAGCAACATCAAATCCTTCTTTACACATTTGATATGTTGCTAAAAGGATTTTCTTAGTTTCACACCAAATAGTTCTTTGTTCAGATTTAACTTCACGACCAAGAATACACGCTTGTTCTTGAATTTCTGGAGGAAATAATTCAAATAAAGTTTTTAAATGATCTACTCTATCAGATAAAAGTAAAAGTTGTCGTTTATCTTCAATAACATCTAATAAAATTTCTACAAGGAATTTATTACGTTCTTGAAATTCTACTAATTTATTAATCATTAATGATGTAAACATAACACCTTGAGAATTATAAATAATTGTATTAAATTCTTCATTATCAGGTTCAAATTCATATACTTCAACTTTCACATTTTCATCTTTTTTATCAGATGTATCAGATTTATAAAGAATTGGACCAAGAAACCAATTTATTACATACATTAGACGGTCTTTACGTTCAGGCGTAGCAGATAAACCAAGCATATATTGACAAGTTAATTTTGGAATAGCTTGTGAGAATGATTCGGATGCAATATGATGACATTCATCAACAATAAGAAATCCAAAATTTTCAAATACATCTGTAGAATAATCTTTTAATGAAATACTTTGAAGCATAGCAACAACAATATCTTTTTCTTTAATATCTATTTTGTCTCCTTGGATACATCCAATTCTTGCTTTGGGGAGGAATGATCGGATTCTATCAATCCATTGATCTCTGAGGAAAGTGTTGTGTACGAGGATGATTGTTGGGACTCGTAATTTGGAGGCGATGAAGAGAGCACAGACTGTTTTACCTCCTCCTGTTTGGAGGGAGATAATTCCATCTCTAGGTTCAGGACAGAGAAAAGATTTAATAACCTCTTCTTGGTTAGTTCTAATGCTTCCATTAAATTCCCAATTGGATTCATTCTGCTTTGTAATATTACGTAAAGATGTTTTCAATGGACCAAAATGCTGAATTCCAAAATGTTTAGGAACATATAAGAATTCAGAATCTTCTTTATATACAGGATATTTCTTTACATATTGAGGTTTCACAAATACAGAAGGAACATAAGGTCTTACATTTAACATAGATTTAATATGATTTAAATTAGAAATATCTTTTTTTGCTATTTTATAACCTTCTAAAGTTAACATACTATTTTTATCTCTTAAATTTATATATCCATTTTAAATCTACCATTTCTAAATTTAAGTCCTGCATTTTGAGGAATTATTATATGTTTTTTAGTTGTTGTGTATACTTGTATTTTTTGAATAGGTTCAGGTAATGAAATACCTAAAATTTCATTTACATGTGGATGTAATCTCATAGATTCAGCAGCAAATCTACTATCTTTATATGTTGTTAAAACTTGTTCACATGAACAAAGAGTAAAAAAGTCTATTAACATATCAATATTTAAATCATTTTTAGATATTTGTAATTTTTCAGAAGAAATTTCATGTAAGGCACCTTTATGTGAATTTTGTAATGATAATGAAGATAATATTATTGAATTAGGATTCATATTTTTCCATATTTTTGAACTTTCATTATCATCTGATACAACAATTTGGTTTTTATTTTTTCCATATGCAAATACATTCACAGATAAATATTGTATAGGTAATTGACGACCTTTATTACTTTTATATGTTATACGATCAGTTCCACGAATATGTATACCTATTGAATTTTGAAGATTATATTTTTGTTGTCTATTTAAAACTTCTTCAATAATTTTAGGTTGTATAACTCTAAATACATTAGCAAAATATGTAGAATCATGATAAATTGCTCTAATTCCAATAGACGAATAAACTATAACATCCTCATTAAATTTCTTTTTTTCATTTAATATACCTAAATTTAAATTAAGTTCTATTTGTTTCATAAATAATTCATCTGTAAAAGGTTGATGAATATTATCTTTCCAATAAGAAGGATAATAAGTAGCATCTGTTGGAATATCATCCAAAGAATTTAAAGTAGGCATATTCACTAAATTAAAATATGTATAAAATGATTCATCTGTATGTCTAATAAATCTATCAGTCCAATCAACATAAATTTGTAAATTATTATCAAGAGCATATTTAACTGCCATTTTTAAAGATTCTAATCTATCTCCAAAACCTAACCATCCTTTAACAACTAAATATTTCATCCTTATTATAATAAAAGAATGTTAGATGCCGCTTTAGTCGAATTTCTAGGAACAGCTCTTTTAATTGGAACTATATCTTTTACTGGAACACCTGTATTAATTGTTGCCGCACTCGCAATTGCTATTGGATTTGGTGGGAAAGTATCAGGAGGACATTTTAATCCTGCAGTGACTGCGTGGGCATTAGCTTCAGGAAAAATAGGTAAGTCAAAAGCCCTTCAATATATTATAGCACAAGTTGGTGCTGCTCTAAGTATTTGGATTCTTAGTTCTATGGTTAAATATTAAAAATGGATGTAGAAATTCCAGAAGTTATAACTTGTATGGACGAAGAAATTCAACATAAGACAGAGTATACGGACGATGAAAAATATAGTAATTATTGTATTTTGGTTGATGCTATGACTGACATCCAAAATAATAATATTACTCGTGAATGGATTGTAAATCATTCTCATCTTATTATGCGATATAGGGATTGGATACACGATTATTCTAAAGTTTCACCTGAAATTGATGATGAAGAATTTCGTATTCGATTATCAGGAATTGAATCATTCTTAAATATTTTATGTGACCAACTCAGAAAATTTGGAACGTTTGATCTTGGTATTTATTATCGTCTAAATCAATATATCAAATATGTTATTGATCATAATACTCCTATAAGTGAAGAAAATAATTTAGTAAATATGATTTCAGCATTAAGTGTTTAATCTTAATTAAAAACTTCCTTCATAGATTAAATAAAAGATGAATAAGGTTTTTGATTATAATGGGACATTCGTCTCCGCCTCTAAACCTGTTAAACAATTAAGAACTGTAAAAAAAACATTTATGATTGATTCTGCTGATAGAGATTTAGTAAAATATTATACAAATGGCGATATTGTAATTTATTTACCTAGAGTTTATGAAAATGTAGTTTCTCTTCGATTAATGGCAGCTGAGTTTCCTACAATAATAACTTCTACTGCTAGTGTAGCAGGAGCACAAAGACGTTTTTATTCAGATGGTCAAAATATTCAAGATACTACAACATGGAGTGCTTCACCAATTGATAATAATGTATATTATTTTTTAATTGATATTGAAGGATTAAACAAAGTGGATGAATGTGCATTAGAAGGAAATCGTTCTTCTTTTCCTGATTCATATTATGCTAAGATTCCTGTTACTATTTCTAATAATGGAAAATTCATTGAATATAATGATCATTCAGGACAAGATAATATTTCAAGATATTCACCTGCTATTGGTAAATTAGATAGAATGCATATTAGAACTAGATTACATTCTCAACAAGGTAATAGAGGATTTATTTATTGGACTAATGATGGTAAATATGCTGGAGAAATATCAGGAAATCAAAAAGGTGCTGAATTTTCTTTAACATTTGAGATTGAATATTTAGATAATGTATTTGACGAATTTTCTTCTTTAGAAACTAGAATTGGGGAACGAGTTTAATTTTAAGGGACTAAATTTAGTCTTGTGTTTTGGATTACTACAAAATGCGAAAACAACTGCCGATAACCAAATTATAATAACAAGATGTCCATACCAATCCAAAAGACCTATTTTTTTAACAGGAGGTGAAGGGATAGGCTCTAGTGGAGGTAATTCATCAGACTCTTGAGTAATACTACTCAAATCATCCTCATCTTCTTCTACACCCCAAAACTCCCAACCATCATATCTCGTAATAAAGTTAAGAAGAGTATATAAATCTACGAAAACGGTATTTTCACGCTTCCAATTACGATTCTGTCCAAAACAAACATCTTTAATAGTTCCACCACAATCTTCTACCCAATCAAAGATACTATCAAAATGTTTATTTACGATATAATCATAATAACCTCCACCGTAACTTATAATCATATGACGCATCATGTCTTTGTAGTTTGATTCCTCAATTCCTTCATAAAGTTCTTGCTTCATGAAGAAATAGGGCTTACGAACAACTTGGTCCATATTGTTGATGTTTAAATAAACAATATTACCATTAGAGCGATGGATTCCTGTAGTATTAAAGAAATCATCATCGGTTGCCTCCATGAGAATGTAGTCAATAACTTTCATCTTATTCGCCATACTTTTAGATCTATTTAAAGAAACCTTAATCCGTTTTCCATTAACGCATTTTTCTACCTAAATTTACAAATGTATCTAAAGTAAATAAGAAAAATACACCTGTAAAAATATATAACATCATATCTTGTGAAGATCCTGTTTCGTATCCAGTTTTATTTTGTTCAATCATATGAAGAATTCGATTTAGTTTTAAATCATATGATGATTCTTGGAATGTTGAAGGAGCATAAGGAAAATCAAATCCACCATCTGAAGGATAAAATGGTTTTGAATAACCTTTTTTTGTAGATGAAAAATCTGTCATATGTTCTTTATTAGATTCTACTTTGGCAGGATGGAAATTAGATTCCATATCTTCATCTGAATTAGCATAAGGCATAGATTTTGATAAATCATCTATTGTTTTCTTATGTTTTTGTATTGCGGCTGTTGATCTATGAATTGGAGTAGGATGAACTCGACCTTCTTTTTCTGGATCACGAACTTCTTCTTTTGTTCCATATTTTGAAGCCATATTATGATGTTTTTTAGGAAAAGGTGCTCCCCATACTTCTTCTATACTTGCCATCCTCTACAGTTGTTTCATAGACAATAAAAAAACAGAGGAATTAGTAAATGAATCTCACACAACTCGAATTAGTCGTTGTTGGATTAATTATAGTTTATATTGCTTTCTTTACCAATCCTGTTCCTCTATTCTTACAATCTTTATTTGAATCCCCTGTCGGCCACGCCCTTGCTCTATGTGGAATTTTATATACTTTTGTATATCAAAGTTTTACGATCGGTATTTTCCTTGCGATTGCATATGTAATGACCACAAAACATGTCTCTGAACACATGACAGATAATAAAAAAGCTGAAGCACCTAAACAACAACCTACTTCAGAAGGTGTAGCTAAACCTGCCTTACATGGAGTTCTAGGTGCTTCTATGCCTGGTGAAAAGATGCGTTTACCTTCTACCGCTCAAAAGAAAGGAACACCCCCTCCTTCTAAAGTTCCTGAAGTTGCATCTCCTAAACCTGCGCATACACAAACCCAAGAAACTTTTGCCTCCTTTTAAATAATGTTCGAACAAATTGATGCTCTTGCTAAAACTCCATTTATTATTGGAATGATGATGTTATTACTAAATGTAGGTAGTAGATATGTAGTTCATGAATTTTCTGATAATGAAGAAGAATATTCTAAAAATATATTGATTCGTCGTCTAACTATATTTGCTGTATGTTTTGTTGGAACTCGTGATTTGATTGTATCTATTTTATTAACAGCAGGATTTGTAATTCTTGCTAGTGGATTCTTAAGAGGGTCGCCTATGGCAAGAGAAGGTTTGACTAATCCTGATAAAAAATTAAGAAAAAATGCAGGTTTAACAGATGTTGATGCTCCTGCGTATGATAAAGACCATAAAGAATTATTTACTTAAAATAATGGGAATATGTCAATCTAAAGATTTAGCTATTTGTTTAATTATTTTCAATCCTGCTAAATCTAAAAAACTTATTTCAAATTATTTTACAATGGTGAAAAAATTGGAAGGTTTTCCAATCTTTACACTAGAATTAGTATTTAATGATAGAGAACCTGAAATTCCTGACGCTTTTCATGTTTATGGTCATTCCTACATGTTTCATAAAGAAAGATTATGTAGATTATTAGAGCAACAAGTTCCTGAAAAATATAAGAAAATTGCTTTTATGGATGCAGATTTATTTTATGATGATAAAAATTGGTATTATCAAACATCAAAATTATTAGATAGTTATGATGTAGTTCAAATGTTTGAAACTGCGCATTGGATGAATAGTAAAAATACAGAAAAAGAATTGTCTAGAAAATCAGTTTTATTTATGAAAGAAGAAGAATTTAATTTTAAATACCATCCTGGATTTGCATGGGCTTTTCGTAGAGAATATTATAATGATGTAGGTTATTTTGATTGGGCTGTTTCTGGTAGTGGCGATACTCTTTCTGCTGCAAAATGGTTAAATAAATCTCTTCCTTTAAATTTTAAATCTCTTCCTAGACCTTTACATACGGAATATATTAAATATTTTAATAAACCTAATCCAAAAATAACTTATTTGAAAGGTGTTAATATATATCATTTATATCATGGTTCTCGAGCAAATAGACAATATTCTGAAAGACATAAAATGTTATTTATTAATCAAGATATTAAAGAATTAGTTTTCTTAAATAATCAAGGTGTTTATGAATGGACAAATAAACCTGAATGGAACGAGATTTTCTTAAACTATTTTATTAATCGAAAAGATGATGAAGGTGATGATGAAGAAAAAGAAGAAGTTCTTACAAGTTAATCCATCTAGGTATACAACGTTTAGTATATCTAGTAATTCCTCTTAATCTAATTTTGTTTTTTATATAAAAGTTTTTATATGCTTGAATAGGATCTTTATCTTTATATTCTTGAGGCATAGCTTGTGCTGGATTAGTTATTCCTAATGGTGGAAGTAAAGGAATATTTTCCTGTAACCATTCAATATGTTGTTGTGTTTTATGAATTTTTCCATATCTAAAAGTATATTCTTTAGATAACTCAACACCTAATTTACATAGCCAAATATAATTTTCAAGAGAAGTTCTTGCCCAAATAGAGCATGGATGATTTATGTGTGCTTTCTTATAAGCGTTGGAAGGTAATGATAATTCAAGAAACCAATGAACTGAATAAAGCATTTGTGCTGTTTCCACTATCATCTTGACAACGTGTTTATCAAGATGATATTGTGCGCATTTTCTAGGATCATAATCAAGAAAGAATATATTCATACTTAATTTTATTAAGGAACACTAAGAATCCATTTTAAAGTTTAATACTTACACTATTCTTACCTGTTGATCCACCTTTTCTTTGGGAAGTTGCTACTTTTTTAGTTTCTACATTCGAATTTACAGATCTAAGAAGATCATCAATATTTACAGGAGCACTCATTTCTTTAGCAGGAGGAGGTGAAGGTTTTAGAATAGAAGGTGGAGGTTGTGCAGGTCTTGAAGGAAATTTTACAGGAGATTTAATATTTGTAGGTGGAGGAGGTCTTACACTTGTTTGTTGAGGAGGAGGAGGAACCATACTACTCATAAAACTTGTTAGTCCTGCTAAAGGATTGCTGGGCGGTGCTTGAGGAGGCGCTACAGGATTACCACGCATAGTCGTAGTTTGTTGTTGCATAGCAGCAGTAGCTAATTGTCTTGCAATATCAGGATTTGTTTTTAGAATTTGATCTATATTAGGAACAGGTGCTTTCATAGTCATTTGATTAGTTAAATGAACCATGTAAATCATCATACATGTTCTTAAAGGAATACGAACTAAAGGATGCATTTTCAGATTATCACCATACAAATCATATAATTCTTCAAAATCTTCTTCCATATCACCAACATTCATTTGTGCAGATTCAGATAAACCTTCTAAATTTAATCCAAATGCTTTCAAAAAAGCAATATTTTTAGAACCCCATTCCATTGCAGACATACCAGTAATATACCAATCACAGAATTGCTTGATTGTTTGATCCATAGCTTTTTCACGACGAATGAAATCAAGTTCAATACGCATTTCTTCAATCGGTGAATCCAACGTAAATCTTTTACGTAAAGGAACACCAAGTTTTTGCATACGTTCAAATTTTCTTAGCATTTCATACTTTTCTTTCAAAGTATTTTCTTCGGACATTTTTTTAGATGATGATGAACTAAAATTTAGGAAAGGTTCAGCATTTAAATTTTCTAATCCTGATGAACTTCTTAATTCACCAACAGAATTTAATGAAGGCATTAATTTAGGTTCTTCTGATGGAGCAGAATTGAATTCAGGTAGTTCTATACTTGAAAGTTCAGGAAGATTTAAATTTACTTGCTCGGCTTGAGCAATTTTGGGATTTGTTAATAAATCAGCACCAAAAATAGCATCCATATTTACTTCTTAGAATTACTCAGTTCTTAAAACTACAACGCATATTTAAAATGGATTTTATTTTTTTTCTTTGAAAGCAAAGTAATGCTTAAAGTTATTGACCTTAAATCACCTTTACCTCTTGTAGAGAATCCATTTGGGTTTCCCATGGATCCTTTTCAAGTATTTGCTGCATACGCCATATCTCGTAATGAAAATGTTCTTGTTACTGCTAAAACTGGTACAGGAAAAACTCTTGTTGGTGAATATCAAATTTTACATTCTTTAAAGAAACAAAAGCGTATATTCTATACAACTCCAATTAAATCTTTGAGTAATCAAAAATTTCATGACCTTAAAAAAATTCATTCATCTGTTGGTATTATGACTGGCGATATTAAATTTTCTCCTGATGCGGATATTGTTATTATGACCACTGAAATTCTCAGAAATCTTTTATTTAAACAAGGAACTACAACTGAGCATGTAGGTATTACTGCTTCTTTATCCTTAGATAATGTAGATTCAATTATCTTCGATGAAGTTCATTATATCAATGATCCGGCACGTGGAAAAATTTGGGAAGAATGTTTTGTTTTAATTCCTCAAGAAATTAATTTGGTTCTTCTTTCAGCAACTATTTATAAACCTGAACCTTTTGCTCATTGGTTAGGTGAACTAAAACAAAAACCTATTCATTTAATTTCAACTGAATATAGAAATGTTCCATTAATTCATAAATTAGAAAATGGGAAAATTTTAATGAATCATGAAGATAAATTTGATTCGTCAGAATATTTGAAATACATTCAAGATTATTATGAAATTGAACAAAAAAAGAAAAAACATAAAGAACAAGTTTCTCAAAAAGAACCTGATAAAGTTGTAAAAAGAGATTTTAAAGATAATTCATTTGTTCATAAATTAAATGAACTTATTGTTGATTTAGAAAAAACTGAGAAATTACCTGCCTTATTCTTTGTTCTTTCAAGAAAAATGTGCTGTGAATATGCAAAGAAAGTTTCGTCAGATTTGCTTACTTCATCAGAAACTGCAAATGTAAAACACATTATAAGTTTTAAATTACATAAATTCAAAGATGTTTTAGTATCTTCTCAATATTTTGAATTAGTACCTTTATTAGAAAAGGGTATTGGATTTCATCATAGTGGTGTTCTTCCTATTTTGAAAGAAATTACTGAGATTTTATTTGGTATGGGACTTGTAAAAGTCCTATTTGCTACGGAAACATTTGCAGTTGGATTAAACATGCCTACTAAAACTGTTGTATTTACATCCTTTCGTAAACAAACTGATTCAGGAGAATTTCGTATGTTAAGACCTGATGAATATACTCAAATGGCTGGAAGAGCAGGACGTAGAGGAAAAGATACAGAAGGTATTGTTATTTATCTTCCTATTCGTCAACCTGAACCTCTTTCTGAAATTCGTGGAATGATGACTGGACTAAAACCTTCTGTAACCTCGCAATTAAAGTTTACATATTCATATGTTCTTCAAGAAATTCATTCACGCAAAAATATTTTAAATCAAACTTATTGGAAACAAGAACGATTATGGGATATTTATATGCTAGAGAAAGACATTAAAAAAACTTTAGATGATCTTCCTGAGATTCCAGAAATTGAATTTATAGAATGTAAAGAACGACAAAGAATTATGGATATGATACAATCTAAAGAAAAACAAAAATTACTTTCTACATGGGATAATACACATTTACAACCTAAATGGAAAAATATTATAAACAACTTTAAATTTATACAATCTTGTTTGAAAAAGATTGAATTAATGAAAGAAGAAATTGAAATATTGAAAGAACCTCCTATTGAAATTAAACATAAACAACAGATTCTTCAAAAAAATGGTTATATTCGTGTTAATGGCACCTTAACTATTATGGGAACTTTGGCTGCCGAAATTTATGAAGGAAATCCTTTATTAATGTCTTATGCTTATACGAAAAAACTATTTCACGATTATTCAGCAGAAGAAATTACTATTTTCTTAAGTATTTTCTTAGAAACCGATGGATTTGACGATGTTTCTTATTTTATTCATCCTTCTCATCCTGCTTATGAACTACAACAATACGAATTTAAAATATCACAACACGATATTGATTTTCAACAAAAAATTTCATTGTTTTGGTGTGATTTAATTGAAGAATGGATTGAAGGCGAAACTTCTAAAAATATTTGTCAAAATTATAATATTGATGAAGGAACTCTCGTAAAAAATATTTTGAAATTAAATAATTTACTTGATGAATGGCGTAATCTTGCTACTATTATTGAAGATTTGGATATGCTTGATAAAATGCGTAATATTAATCTAGTTCGTGAAATTGTTGTTCCTGAAAGTCTTTATTTGAATTAATGTTCCATAAACCAAAGACCTTGTAAGAAAGCATCAGCTAAATCATCTTTTTTAGGATGTTTCAAAAGATAAGTTTTCCATTCTTCTGTTGGACATAATGTAGAAGCATGAACAATACCTGTTTTTTTTCTACCTTTATATGATTTAGTTGAATCTTCCAGAGTAGTAATATTTGTTAATTTATGTGTAGCAGAAATTCCTTTTACTTCATATCCGTGACATACAAACCACATATGCATCATTCCTTGAACGGCAAGCATTCTTTTATCAGGCTGTTGTTCAAATATAACTTTTGTTGCTCCATTCCATATAGAAGTTCTGGATGTTAATGCAGTAGAAATTAATGGTGCTAAATCTACAACTGATCCTGCTTTACATGATTTAACACATCTTTTCCATACAGGATTTTTTTTATAAATGAAATCAATATATTCCTTTTTAGTTTTAAATTCTTGTTCGGATTCTTTTTTTAATTGTTCAATAGTTTTTTTACCTAAAGCAGATTTAGTTTGTGATTTTCCTTTATGTAATCTACATGCAAATTTATCTTCCCATACCCATGAAGCAACTTTCTTACATTTAAAACATTTTCTTATTCCTGCTTCTGACCCTTCAGCCATAACATCAATTAAATCCCAATGTAAAATTTTAAGATTTTTTCGTGATGTTCCTTCCATAATACAAAAAGCTAAATTTCTTAATCCTACATCAAAAGAAATTAGTTTCATTATTTATTCAAAACGGATAATATGTAGATTACAATAAAAGAATTTAAAATGTTTACACGTGATTATCTATATTCACTTTACAATACCGAGAAAAAAAGGCGTGAAGACGTTTATATTTCTACGGCAATTGATAAAATTAAAGATATAGTTATTGATCTTGCTACTAAAGGACGAACACAATATTTATGGTATTCAGAAGAAGCTTTAAGTCAAAGACAATTACATGAAATTGTTAAGAATCTTCAAGTTCTATTTCCTGATTCAAAAATTACGAAACGCCTAAATGGACTATTTATTGATTGGTGGATTTAAAATACATATTTTGTAGCCCATTTATAAATCCAATTTATATGTAAAATAATAGTTGGGAAAAATACAGAAGAAATATACATTTTTGGCATATTAGGTGTAGCCATTAAATAAATATAAATAATAACTTCATATAAAACACGAAATAAAAATAAAGATATTCCAAATAATAAATTAGATCTTAAATTTGGAAACATATTTCCAATCGCATAAATTAATGTTGGTATTTCAATAGGACTTAATAAAAATGCTAATGATGTGCCTTTATAATACAAAGCAAATAACCCATTAAAAATATAAAATATATGATGAAACCAACTAAACTTTCCAGGATAATCAACCATTCCAATAACACAATCCAAGAATAAAGAAGATATAAACCATAATGTTATTATTCTATGTAATGAAGATTCATTATTATACAAATTTTGAAAATATTCTTTATATGTATTTGTTGAAATACTTTTAAAGAAATTTATTAGAATTGGTATTCCACCTAAAACAAATAATATTGAAGCACCTAATAAAAATACCCATGATTTTTGTTTTAAATTTAAATGATCTCTCAGTAAAAAATAAATTATTATTTGAATACATGTAAATCCAATGAAAAATAACAAGTCCATTATTTTTCATTGTTTAATTATTTAGTATATGAATAACGCTTTGATTTAAGCAATTGCCTTTAGAAGTTGTAGAAGAACAGGTTTAGAATCTCTCTTTCCAAATGGAATACCTTTTTCAGTAAGAAGTTCTCTTAATTGAGTAGCAGTTTTAGATTGTAAATCATCAATATCTACTTCTTCTTTAGGGGGAGGAGGACCTTCAACAACTTCAACTTTCTCTTCGACGGATAATCTATCATCTTCTTCAGGTTCATGTTCAGGTTGAGGTTCAGAGGGAGGTTGAGGAACTTCTTCTTGCTCTGGAGGTTGAGTAAATTGAGAAGCCATGAAAGTTGAAAGAGATTGCATATGTTGAAGCATACGAGTTTGTTGCCAGTATAAATACCCAATCATACCAGCAAGAACAAAAATCATTGACGCCAAAACAATAATTGTAACATATGTAAGTTCCATTTTAATTCTTTATTAAGTTCTTTCTTTTTTCCTTTAAACGAATCTTTTATGTTTGTAAATATTAAAAATGTCTGGTTCTTCTAGTCCTACCTTTGAAGGCCTCCCACCTCCAACAGATCATTCTCCTCCTCCTTCTCCTCCTATTCCGCCGCCACGGCGTCGCGGCCGTCCACCACTACATCCTGTACCTCAACCTCTTACACAAGCACAAGAAGCAGCTTTTAAAGAAAAAGGTATTGCTGGTGTTGCTGTTGATGGAAGAGGAAGGAAAACAAGGAAACGTAAATCTAAAAGTCGTCGTCGTCGAAACGGACGGACGTATCGGCGTTCATAGGTTTAGAATATTCTGAAACTTTCTTTTCAAAGAAATTAGTTTTACCTTCCAATGAAATTAATTCCATAAAATCAAATGGATTTTGAGCACCAAAGATTTTAGGAATACCTAATTGAAGAGATAGTCGATCAGCAACGAATTGAATGTATTGAGTCATATCTCGTGCATTCATTCCAATTAATGAACAAGGTAATGCTTCACAAATAAATTCAGTTTCAATTTTAACTGCTTCTACAATAATATCTTGAATTTCTTCACGAGAAAGTTTATTTTCCAAAAGATGATAAAGAGCAACAGCAAATTCTGTATGTAAACCTTCATCTCTTGAAATTAGTTCATTTGAAAATGTAAGACCAGGAAGTAAACCACGTTTCTTTAACCAATAAATAGCACAAAATGAACCACTAAAGAAAATACCTTCAACACATGCAAATCCTACTAGACGAGTAGCATAAGATTCAGGTGAATCAATAAATTTTAGTGCCCACAAAGCTTTCTTTTGAATACATGGACTTAAATCAATTGCTCTGAATAATTTCTTTTGTTCTTCAGGATCTTTAATGTATTGGTCTATCAAAAGAGAATAAGTTTCAGAATGAATACCTTCCATTGCATTTTGAAAACCATAGAATAGACGAGCAACAGGAGAACTAATTTCTTTTTGGAATCGTGTAGCAAGATTTTCTTGGACGATTCCATCAGAACCAGCAAAGAATGCTAGAACTTGTGAAATGAAATATTTTTCAGGGTCTGATAATTTATTCCAATCTTCTTTATCTTTTGAGAAATCAATTTCTTCAGGAATCCAGAATACTGCAACAGATTTTTTGTAAAGTTTCATTAATTGTTGTTCTTTAGGAGAAATAGGGAACAAAGTATACTTTTCTCCCATTGTCTTTGAGGATGTGTCAAATAGTGGCTCCATATTCTTTAACATTAATATAAAAATGGCAAATTCGTTTTCACCAAACTATTTAAACAATGTATTTCAACAATCGGTAGTTCAAGGTCCTACTGGTCCTAATACTGTTATAGATTTAGTTGGTGTAAGAAATATCACTAGTCAAGATAGTAATATTACTATAAATGGTGATGGTAATGAAACAGGATCTTTACTAGCACAATATATTACATTACCTGATTTAACTGGTAAACAAGAAACATATATTTGGGCAGAAAAAAATACTTTATTATGGCAACCATTTATTGGAACTAATCCTCCTGGTGCAACTGATTTAATAGGTTGGGTTCCAAAATTAGATCAAACAGTAACAGTTCCTATTTTAGATCCCAATGGAACTACATTACCACAATTAGTTACTTCTTATAATAATTTAATTAACTTTTTATATCAGAAAAAACTTGTATTTAAGAAGCCACAATCAAGTCCTCAAATATATGATTTCTATGCTAATCCAAATTCTTTAAAACCTATTATAACAACACCATATACAAATACATATCAAAATGTTTTTAGTATAAATAATTCTATATGGACGACAATAGGAATTACTAGAGTAGATCAAATAGAAAGTATTACTTTAAACTTTTATTCTGAAATTTTTTCTAGAGTTTATAATTTCGGTCTTTTTGGAGGTCCTTCTTCTATTACACATACACCTATAGGTTCAAATATTGTTTCAGATGCTAGATTAACATTTTCTTCTGATGATTTAAGAATTGCTTATTATGCATATAATCGAAGAGTTACACCTAATACACCAAATGTAAGTGCTATAGGATCACATGATATTTCAGTCCCTTCAACTACAACTACATTAATACCACAAAATTCTGCTTATATAATAACATCACAAGATACATTACAAAACTTATTTGGTGGAAAAAATGGAGATCCTAATTTAATTGATACTACAAAGGCTATAAATGTTTATTTATTTATTAGTTCTGTTCTACTTGATAGATTACTATTTATGTCATATCCCCATCTAACTAATTCTAAATTAACAGGATTTAAAATTAATTATTATCCTTAAATCTTTCCTACAATTTTATGAATTGATAAAGAAGATACACCTGAAACATCTGAAACAATTTTCATATCAGATTTAGATTTTAAATTCATTACTTTTGCTATTACACCTGCAACAATAGTTTTAGGTGTATGTTCAAATTCATCTTCTGATTTCAAAGAAATTTCATATAAATAATCTAAAATCTTATCTCTTTGTGAATCATTTAAGTTTAAGGAAGCACATAATCTTTCTGCTAATCCTACTTGTGTTTGTAAAACTGAATTTTCTGTAGGATTAAATTGACTAATTGCTTTACATAATGCACGAATATTTACAACGAATAATTTAGCTATTTCTTCATGACTACGTGGAGCATTATTATTACGACAAGATACAAATACGGAAGCAGCCATTAATGAACGACGAGTTTCTCCTCGAACTTTTTGGGCATCTTCTAAATGTTTATAAAGTCCACATGCATCCATAATAATAGCTTTTGGTAATCCTGCTTGTGTACATGATAATTGAATAGCATCAAATATACCCATCCATGATCTTTGACTATTTGAAGACAAAGACCAGCATGATAATCTTTGAATTGATTTTAGATTTGTATTATTTGCTGCAATACCTTTAAAAGATACCATAGAACCATATGAAGAATCAGGAAGAAGTTCAGATGTTACAAATCCTGTACGACATTGATCTTCACCTTTTGAATCTTCATAATTACGCCATTCTGCACCTTCATCTATAATTTTAGATTGAATTTCTCCACATGTTGTACATACTCTCTCACCTTCATCAATTATAAGATTATGTTGACAACTCATTTTAAGAAAAGTTAATTTCTAACTTTATTTTTCCGTTTTTTCATTAGGTGAATATGATAAAGATAAATCTATTATTGAACCATATTGAGGAAATATTTTAGAAAAATGTACTTCAAATAATTCATGAAATAAATGTTTTAATTTATCTGTTAATGAATGCATAAATAAAAATACAGCAAAAATATAGAATATACCTGAAATATAATTATCAACTAAAACATCTAATTGTTTACGAACAGGAAATACAGGTGGAGCTAATTCAATTATAAGTCCACTCCAAAATGCTATAATAGACAACAAAGAAATTTCTACAGAAACATCTAAAAGTTTATAAGTCATAGATCTTTTTTCCCATTTTTCATCATATTCATCAAATAAATAATATAAAATGTATGATACAAATACACCTAAAAGAGTATAAAATATTGCTAATAATGAAGCATTCATACTAACATAAAATTTTTCTTTTGAATTCATATATGGTGGCATTCTTATATTAATCTGTGGATTTTAGAATCATTACACCTCCTCCTATCATAGCAATAGCTAAATAATCATGTAAGTGTAAAACTTCTTTGAAATAAAGAACACCAACTGTAGTTGTTGCCATAACTGATAACCCTGACCAAAGAGCATTCGTAAATGCTAATCCAGATAAGGAAAATGTTTTAACTAACATACCGCCAACACCTATATAAAATAATACACCAAGAAGAAAATATTTCCAATCTTTTATAGATGTCTTAAAACATGACATCGCACATGTTTCAAGAGCAACAATAATTAATACGTAAAATATTATCTTAAGATACTCCATTGTTTATTCACGCGACATAAAAGCAATAGTAGATGGATCGTAAACTTGTGGACGATAATTTGTTGCTAATATAGGTTTACCTAAATCTCTAGTTTTTACTGGTTTTAACCATGAAATCATTAAATATTTAGTTTCAACTACCCAGACCCAATAACCTGCTTTTGAAAATGCAGTAGTAAGATATTCCAAGGCTTCTTTTAATGAAAATAAAGGATAACCAAATACATATGTTGGAACTTCAAATACTATATATGGAGCGTTAGAATTATGTATTGCCTGAGTTCTTATTTTTGCTTGAATTTGTGCTATAACAGGAATCATAGCAGCCATTCTATTTTGTTTTCTTTCTTCTTGTTCATCCCATACGTCACGAGCTTTCAACATCCTTTAATTATATTAAGTAAAGATGGTTTTACATTTCAAAAAACTTGTTTTAAGTGGTGGAGGTATGAAAGGAATTTTACATGTAGGTGCTTTAAATGAATTAGCTAAACATCAAGAACTTAAATTTCCTGATGGTGTTTGGGGATGTTCTATTGGCGCTTTAATAGGTATTTTAGTTGCATTTGAAAAACCCCTGAAAACAGAACTTCTTATGAAATATATGAAATGGAATACATTATTACCTGAACCAAAATTAAGTAATATAACTGAATCATTTAGTTCAAAAGGATTATTTCCAATGGATAAATTTTCAGAAACTGTAAATGAATTTATGAAATCTGAATTTGATATTGATCTTACAACTACAAAAATTGGTGACGCTAAGATGCCTTTATATATAGTAGCTTCAAATATAACTAAAGGTATTCCAACAATATTTACGAAAAATGTTCTTTTAATTGATGCTTTGAGATGTTCTTGTTGTTTACCTTTTATTTTTAAACCACAAGAATTATATGGTCAATTATATGTTGATGGTGGAGTATTTGTTCCTTATTTAAATATGATAGTTCCTGATGGATTACATTTAATTTTAAGTAAAAAAGGAGCTAAAAATATTACTCCTGAAAAAATAGATTCATTAAGTCCTATAGATTATTTAAAAACTCTTTATTTAATGTCTGTAGACCATTATAAAAATTTTAATAGACCTGAATATTTTATATTTTTAGATTATCCAAAATTATCTGCAAATTCTAATTTAGACGAGTTTGATATTGAAGATATTTTAAATCATTCTGGAAAATTATTAAAAGACTTTCTCTTCTCCAAGAGCAGAAATTAAGAATGCTCTAAATGAGGCCGTTGATGGTGGTCCTTTCATTTCATAAACCTTTTCAGATGTTTCTAATTTGAATGTAGGATATGCTTTAATTTTATATAATGCTGATTTTCCTTTATCACTTTCAGCATTGATTTCTTCCAAAAATATAGTTTTTCCTCCATACGTATATTTTCGTGTTTTTAATAGTTCTTTCATTGACGACCATGGTTGTTGGGCTTTTTTACAATGAGGACACCATGTTGTATAAAAGAACATAAATGTTGCCTGATTAGGATCTTGGTTATTTTGAATAGGTGGGTCTTCAACAATTAATTTTGATCCTGGCGCTACACCACTAAACATTTTATAGCCAAATACAACTACAACAATTAATATTAAAGGAATAACAATCGTCATAAAATTAAAGCTCTCCATCTTTGCGAAATGTAGGATATAAAACTTTTACTAAAAAACGTTGTTTCTCAAAATAATTTTTATAAATTTGTTCTTGAGTCAAACAAGGGTTTTTTATCAAAGACCATACAATCTCATTGGTTTGTCTTTCAGGTTCATAAGGTTTAGGATTAATTCTATACCATAGTGTGTTTGCTCTTACAATGTTAGACATTACTTATGTTAGGATTGTTATCTATAAATTGAAAAACGGATTACTCCTAAATATATATTTAAGGGGTAATGCGGCATTTAACAGAAGTTCTTCAAGACATGCGTGAAACATTTTCTCATATGTATTTCAAACTAACTCCATCAAATAACGGTCCTGACTTTTCATGGATCCATATCACAAGCGACGACCTAGAGATGAAAATTGAAGTTTGTATTAATTACCAAGAAGAATCCGTCATTGCGTGTCTCGTACAAAATAGCGGATTCGGTCGTAAAGCATTTTCTCTGATTTTAGATACTTTTCTAGACGCTTTTGATGAGTATTAAGGGAATCCTACTAGATGAGCACCAATACCGAAACCTGCACCAGTGCGAGCAGATGAACCTACAGAAGGAGCATATACATCAAGAAGAGCAAAAGTAGCCATCGCCACAAGAGCAATCATACCAATTTCAGACATTTTTAAACCCTTGCCAGGAAGGAGATAGGCAGCAACAGCTACAGCTAAACCTTCAAGGGCATATTTTACAGCACGCGTAACTAAATCTCCAATATCAAGTCCAAGAGCAGACGTTGTTTTTTGTTCCGGCATTTTATAAACTTACAGATAAATTATTTTTAAATAATAATGAAAAAACATTATAGATGTAGAGTTTTAATTGACTCCGAAGTAGTAAAAAAACATAAAATTTATGAACCATCACAAACAGCATTTTTTATTATGGCACATTTATACGACCCTGATGGGTGGAAAAAACATGGATATACGTTTGAAAACGTTCCTGAAAAAGAAGATATACTTATTAGATTATCTTTACCTGAAACGATTGAGAAAATTTGTGGTTTACCTAAACAACTTTCATGCGCTGAACTTGGAGGAAGATTTGTTTATTTAAATTCTGATAGATGGTTTAAAGGTTCTAAAAAAAGTAAATTATCTTTAGCTGATTATAGACATTATATGGTAAATCATGAAATAGGACATATCCTTGGGTTTGAACATAAAAAATGTCCTTGTGTAGGATGTAAGGTTCCCATAATGGTCCAACAAACTTTAGGTCTTCAAGGATGTAAACCCGACCATGGAAATGTTCGTTAAATCCTACTTTAAGAGAATCATCTATTAATAAACAAATGCCTCGTCAAGAACTACCTAAACTCGAAGATGATGGAACTCCTATTGATTATCTAGAAGAAGACGCGGAAATTCCTAATCAACGTTATTGTATTCTTTCATTTCTTTCACCTGAAAAAGTTATTAAAAGTCGTGAGAATTTCATGAACGAAAAATTTGTAGAGTTCCTTGAATACGATTGGAAAGTTAAAGGAATGGAGCATTTTGTCGCATTCCTTTCCAAAAAATATTCTGTGAAAGTTGATGATCTTTTCAAAGACCTAGAAGAATTCACAAAAGTTCATAATGCTGAAATTAAAAAAACTGATATTCTTGAACAATATCAAGTATTTCTTCTAAAGAATGAAAAAGAACTTGATGCTGAATTCAATGAAAAAGTAAATTTCCGAACAAATGTTCGCGGTGTAAAACTTCGTCGTGTTTTTGCCAATCTTGAAGAAGCTCAACAATTTGCTAAAGTTCTTCAACGTCGTTGTCCTAATGATAATTTGTATGTAGGTAAAGTTGGTATGTGGCTTCCTTGGGACCCTTCTGAACATATGATGCCTGAAGTTGAATATGCTGAAAAAGAACTCAATGAACTTATGCGTAAATATAAGGAGAATGAAGTCAATAAAGAAATCTTCTTTGAAGAAGAAAAAGCCGAGAAAATTAAAGCTCAAAAAGAAGAAAATGAAAAACGTCGTAAACAAGCTCTTGCTGATGCCGGTCAAACTGACCTAAAACAACTTGCCGATACACTTGATACTCCAGTTCATCCTACCGAAGGTGGTATTCGTGATCTATAAATTTTCTTTAGGATAAATAATGTTAAATTCATCAGATATAACAAGAACAAGAAGATTACAAGTAGCAAATAATGATTTAAGATTTCCAAATAAACCTCATAATTTATCAGCTATAGAGCAATTATGTGCTAGAAGAGTCATTGGTGGTGAACCTCCAACAAAAAGTTTACCACTAGATTTAAAATGTTTATTGAGACCAAGAGATGGAGGACAGCGAAAAGTTAATAATACTCCAAGAGATAATCCTAGATGTTGTGGAAGAACATAATATTTTGATAATATAAAATGTCCGGTCGTGTTCCTGATTCAAGTGTGAGAACTGCGCAAGTAGCTGCCAATGCGTTTACCAGAGTTCAAGTTGGGTTACTACAAAATGGTCCTAAATCGAACAATGTCTTTGCGGCTCTTATTGCTAAAGGATACAAAATTAAAGGATTAGCTGTTCTTCGTAGTGGTCGTTAGTTATTTTTTCCTTGTTGTTTTACATGAATCCATGGACTTGAAGATTTCTTTTGAATAGCACCAGGATTATATTCATCTTGTGCTAACATTGACGATGAAAATGGTTTATTATCAATCCATAAAGAATCGCTACACATTCTAAATGATGGATGATCAGATGCTTTATACCAAAAGACCTGATCTTCTAATTTATTTGATTGGACGCCATTACATATGACAAGACATTCAAAATTTTCAGTACATTGATCCATAAATTGACAAAACATTTCAAATGTAGGAAACATTCCTGCATAATTTTCATATATACGACGTCTATTACCTAAAATTGTTTCACGCAAAATAAACACAAAGTCAACGTTTGTTCTTAAATTAGGTGTAATACCTAATGGATATTGCATAGTAATAATAGTCATTAAATCTATATGACGACCGTTCATAAAAACATATCGAGTAGATTCTTCTTTAATCCATGATGCATCATATAAACAATCATCTAAAATTAAAAACGCTCTTGTATCTATACTTGAATTACCACCACTTCTATTTTTATCTCCATTACGTGCTGTTTTAGCACCTAATTGCCTTTTTATTACACCCATAACTATTTCAGGCTGATATTTATCATGAATTAATTTTGATGGAACCATGTGCTGAAAAAATTCATTCGCAACCTCAGTTCCTGATATAACAGTTCCAATAGGAAATGCAGATTTAGTATTACATAAAATATCACGAACTAAGAATGATTTTCCAGTATCTTTTTTACCAATAATAACTATCATTGGAGATTTTCTTGAATCCATCTCACATCTATCTCTTAAAGTTTCAATATTAAACTTTTTGATTTGAAAGTTCATCTTATTAATAGTGCGTGAATATTTAGATATTTGAATTAACTTATTTTAATAAGAATGTCAAAGAAAAAGCAAGGGACTATTTCTTTAAACGTCCATAAATATACAAATTTAAAATATCTTCAATCTTCTGCTGAATCTTTATGGAATACTACATCTATTCAACCTTTTTTTCCTCCTATCGAAAAATTATTTAAGACTTCTTTATTAGAAAACTTTTCAGAATATGGTATTAAATTTTCATCCGAAATTACAAATATAGTTTCTGAAGATACTATTTCTATTTTAGGTGGTAAAAATATTCAAATTCATAAAAAAATTTCTATGATTCTTAATCCATTTAAATTAATGGAAGGTAGTTATGGAACAAATTTATCTTTGCCTTCTTCATTTGAACAATCTACTTCAGCACATAATAAAATTCAGAATTATAATAATGCAGCTTATATAGGTTCATTAATTTCTGTTGCGTTATCTGTATCAGGATCCCACCACTTTCCTGAAACTTATGGAATTTTTACCGGCTTAAGAAAATCACATACTATTGATATTTCGGATGATTATGAAGATTTATGTGATAGATCATGGTTTTCTCAAAATATGGGTAATACGTTTACTTTAAAATTAAATGACAATATTGAGAATTCGTCTGAATTTAACTACACAAGAAGTATGCGTCCAAGTATTCAATTAGGTGAATCTATAATTATGGATTTCAATGAAGTTGAAGGTATTCAATCTAATTCAGAAATTGCAAATATGAGCCCATTATTTAATGATACAATTAAAGATGATAATGAATCCGATTCTTCATCTGTATCAACTTCTTATATTTTTGAAATAAGATCTTGTGATTCTTCTATTGTATCTGATGAAGAAGAAGATGATGATGGGGAACCTTTTGCTTGGGCATCATTTTCAAATGTTCCAGTCCAAATTACTTTAATTGAAAAATGTAAAGGAACATTTTTTGAATTAATTACATTAAACACAGAAAGTTATAAACATGAAGCATGGTTCGCACAAATTATTCTTGCTTTAGCGTTTGCACAAAGTAAATTTTTATTCGTTCATAATGATTTGCATGCAAATAATGTTATGTATACGGAAACTACAGAAGAGTTTTTCTATTATAATTGTGGAGGAACATTCTTTAAAATTCCTACATATGGATATCTAATTAAAATTATAGATTTTGAAAGAAGTAGTTTTTCATTAAAATTAGTAGGATTAAAAGAACCTAAATTTTTTATGAGCGATCAATTTTCTTTAGATGAAGAAGCAGGAGGACAATATAATTACGAACCTTTTTATAATTCTAAATTTCCTATAATAAAACCTAATTTCTCGTTTGATCTAGTTAGATTAACCACATCCATCTTTTGGGATTTATTTCCTGAAGGTCCTTATAAAGAAAACAATTCTTTGTTATTTAAATTGTTTATGAAATGGTTAACTTTAGATGATGGTTCTTCTATCTTGTTCGGTAAAAATGAACCTAAACATGATAGATTTCATGGTTTTCATCTTTATAAAGCTATTAGTCGTTTATGTAATAATGCTATTCCTCGTAAAGAAATTATGGAATTTAAAGAATTATTTAGTATAACAGAAATTCCTGTTGATAAAAAAGTATGTTTAATTGAATAATAAATTTATTTTTCACAAAGAATCATGATATTTATCAACGATTCTTTGAAGATTTAAAAACGAATAAATAAAAAAAATAAATTTGTATTAATAATCTTATAATGGAAGGTGAACCAATGCAAAAAGTTCATTCTAAGCGTAAACATCCTAATGATATGAAATATGGTAAAAGACCAAGAGGAGGAGGTTTGTTTTGTCCATGTGGAGGACGCTCTAGAAAAAAAACTAAGGGATTAGGTCTTAAAGAAGAAAATGAAAATAAACGACATTTTGGTATTATGATCAACAAAGAAATTCAACTTAGAAATGAAGAGGAAGATTAAAATGTAGGAACGCCTACAAACATATCTTGTGTTTCAGAAGCAAGAGTTTGTAAAGGTTTTGTTAAGTCGGGTATGTTTTCACCAGTAGTAGCAAATACTACTCCTGCTGTTATAATTCCACCAAATACAGATAATTTACTTGCTTGTGTCCAATCAAAGAAATTATGGAATTTAAAGAATTATTTAGTATAACAGAAATCCCTGTTGATAAAAAGGCTCTTTTGATTGATTTTTAATATCATTATTAAATTATAAAAGATGTTTGGGGGTTATTTTGGTGGTAAAACTCCTCCTATTGCTCCTTCTCCTGGGGCTCCTCCTCCTGGGACTGATTCTTCTGATCCTTTCTCCAGCTTCCGTTCTTCTCTTTCTTCTGTGGCTGCTCCTCCTCCTCCTGGGGCTCTTCCTCCTATGACTCTTCCTCCTGGGGCTCCTGCTCCTATGGCTCCTCCTCCTATGACTCCTCTTTTTTCTCCTCCTCCTGGGGCTGCTGCTCCTGTGGCTGCTCCTCCTCCTCCTCCTGAGACTGGTGGCGCAGGCGTTAAAAGAAGAAAAAGGACAAAAAAACGTGGTGGTAAAAAAAGACAAAAGAGGACAAAAAAGCATTAAAATGTAGGAACGCCTACAAACATATCTTGTGTTTCAGAAACAATAGCTTGTAAAGGTTTTGTTAAGTCGGGAATGTTTTCACCAGAAGTAGCAAATACTACTCCTGCTGTTATAATTCCACCAAATACAGATAATTTACTTGCTTGTGTCCAATCAATAGGTTCACTCTTAGATTTACGATCAAGAGTATATAAAATAAAACATACGATTGCAACTGCAATTGAAGCTACTACAATCATCATTTGTTGAAAAATCCGGCAAATCTTTATAAATTTAGAACGAGCGTTTCAGTTGCCTTTTTTGTTAATTCTTCCATTGCATCTTCTTCTTCTTTAGGAGGTTCTTCTTCCTTTTTAGGAACCTCAAATTCCTTGATTTCAATTGATGCGACCTCGTCACTCATAACTAAATTTGGTTTTAATTCATCTTCTGATTCATCTTCTTCATTTCGTGATTCAAATGTTACATTTTTAACAGGTTCAGGAACAATTGTTTCTACCTGAGAAAAGTATTTTTTAGTTATAGTTTCCCAAGGTAAAAATGATGTTATTACTTGTTCCATACAATCTAAGATAACATTTTCAATTTCTTGACGATTTCTTGCTTGTTGTTCAGTTGAATTACCAACAGTTCTAAATAAATAAGCTACCTGCCATAATTTACGTGCTGAATGTTTATAAAGTTCATGAATAAAATCTTCCAAACTAGGTCTATCAAAATCTACATTTAGTTCTGATTTATCAGAATAATGCAATGAGGCAAATGATTTCATATATGAAATAAATACACCCATAATAAGATCATCTAAATAAGAACATTTTGAAATCTTCTGAATTCTTTGAACTTCTGTATTCAACGTTTCATCTTTCCATGATGGAATACGAGTTAACATATTCTGAAATGTTCTTAAAATTTCACCAGGTTGATTGTTTTTATCACAAAGTTCTTTTGCTGAATTATAAATACTCCAAAATCCTTCTGAAACAGGAGGAATTATTAAATTAGATAAATGATTACGAAGTTTTGACTTTGCAAATTCAGTTTCAGACATTTGTTAAAAACGTAGTTAGAATTTATTAACTTGGAAACGCATATGAAAAACGGATCAAAAAGCTTTACACATAATATGTATAAGGCAGACAAATGGCAAGTGAACCAAGCATCCAAGTTATGGGGGGTGGGGGTGGGGGGGAGGAAGAGATTCGTGAATTCTCTTCATTTGACGATATGGAACTTCCTGAGAATCTTCTTCGTGGTATTTACGCTTATGGTTTTGAAAAACCTTCTGCCGTTCAGCGAAAGGCTATTGTTCCTGCGCTGACTGGTCGAGATATGATTGTTCAAGCACAATCAGGAACTGGTAAGACAGGAACATTTGCAATTACAATTCTTGCTCGTCTAAATGATAGTAAAAATACACAGGCACTTGTTCTTGAACCAACGCGTGAACTCGCAGATCAAAGCTTCAAAGTAATTAAAGCATTGGGAGATTATATGGGTGTAAAAGTTTATGCTCTTCTAAAAGGAACTCCTATTCAACAAGATATTGCAACATTGAGAGAAGGTGTGGGTGTAGCAGTAGGCACGCCTGGTCGCGTATATGATATGATTAGTCGTGGAGCCCTTCGAATGGATACTCTTCGTATGTTTGTTGTTGATGAAGCAGATCAAATGCTCTCTTTAGGATTCAAAGAACAACTTATAGAAATCTTTGGTACAGGCTTATCTCCTACTGCTCAAATAGCTCTTTATTCTGCTACAATGCCACCTGATGCTCTTGATTTAACCAGGCGATTTATGCAATCTCCAGTTAAAATTCTTGTTCCTATTGAAAAACTTTCATTAGAAGGAATTAAGCAATTTCAAGTAGAAGTAAATGAAGATCCTGAAAAAGCTGAATGTCTAGATGATATTTACAAAACTCTTTCAGTTTCTCAATGTATGATTTTCTGTAATAGCTGTAAACGAGTAGAGCAACTTGCAAAATATATGGAAGAACAAAATCATACAGTTGATATTATTCATTCTGAATTATCGCCAGAAAGTCGTGAACTAGCCTTGAAATCTTTTAAGGCAGGCTCAACTCGAGTTCTTATTGCGAGCGGACTTTTAAGTCGAGGTGTTGACGTTCAAGGTTTATCTCTTGTAATTAATTTTGATGTGCCTCGTAATATTGAAGAATATCTCCATCGTGTTGGACGAGTTGGACGATTTGGACGAAAGGGTGTGGCAATAAATATTGTGTCTAGACGTGAAAAAGGAACAATGAAAGCTATTGAAGAACATTATAAAATTGAAATATCTGCAATGCCATCGCCAAGCGAACTTCTCAGCAGCATCTAACTATGAAAAACGGATTTTTAAACTCCAAGGTTTTATATCTTGAAATCCTTTGTTATTGTAAGAGATGAGTAGTTGCTAACGGCACAATCATAACACTGCAAACGAAGGTGGTTAACACGTATACTTGCTGCTTCCAAAAGGGGTGGTGAGCCCCCTACACATCATGTTGTAGGTAGGGCCTGGTTCATCGGGCTAGGTATGTACGGCGTTAACAACAATAGTATTGTAATCGTCTATTTTCTCCGATGAACTGGAGATATGGCCTTAGTTGGCTAACGATTCAGCTTGACCGTGAGCGGTGGGTACCTAATACGGCCCAACTGCACGGCTCCCCCACGCTATAGACTGATGAGACTTGCGTGGAATGATTAAACCGCATCGCTAAAAGTATTTTGGAATTGCTGAAGAGTATCACTGAAAAATTCGTCTGGGAGGACTATTATGATCTTGATGCCGTTGTACATACGGCCGTCGATCTGAAATCCCAGATGTCTGATGAGGAAGGGTGGGAGACCGTTGGAAAAACGGAGGAAGCTCCCCTGCCTCTGATGGAAAAAAGACCGCCTCGTTGGTGTAAGGACGGTAACACTTGTCAATGGAAAACATGCGTGTTTCGCCATGAGAAGTGTAGTTTCGGCGCGCGGTGCCGGAGCTGGCAAAACGATAAGGGTAACACCAAGACGCCTGAAAACGGCGGCTGCCCTTATGACCACAGGGACCACTCAAAACTGATTACACTCGTTCCTCGCGTTTTCGAAAATGAGGCCGACATGTGGGAAATGTTTTGGGATCACGGATTGGATGCGCGGACAAGTAGCATCGTTGACGTGAGTTCGATGTCCACAAATGCTCGGGCGGCGCTTTACAGCTGCCTAGAGATGACCCTAGATGCTGGGGTTATAACCGAGCTAGAACTTGATGGAGTAAAAACCACCAAGAATGTGTACATGAGTGGTTGGGAGGTCGACTACGAAGAAGTTTCTTCTCCGGCCAAGTGTATAGGGATGATGACCGAAGTTGCCAGGGAACATGAGAAGGCTGCTGCTGAAGGGAAAATCCTTTACTTCGACGCAAAAACACTCGATATATTCGAGGAGTCGCTTGCGATGATGACGAAGTTGAATGCTGAAGCAGCCGCTGAGAAGAAAAAGGCAAAGGAAGAGGAGTGGAAGATTCACGACAACAAAGTTGCGGATAAGTTCTCTTCTTGGCGTAATAGCGATTCTGTGCCAACAGACGCACAAACCTTGGGCGGCGGAAACAAAGCCTTTGGAGACTGGCGTGTGGCATCGAAATCCAACAGCGGTTCTGCATGGACGAGCGCGGCCTTTGGAAAGCCTAAGCCTAAACCCTGAAAGTTCTCGTAGAACAAGAGTGCCAATAAATGTTAATGTTTTTTGTTTAAAAACGGATTATATATTTTGGATATTTTTTAATACCAACGCGCAATGAACAACATAGTAGAAAAACTACTTCACAACAGTTCAAATGATCCACGTGAGGTTACTTACGTTGGTATTGGAAGTTATCCTTACCAAGTAAATGACCTTGTTAATTATAACGATGATAGGAATCAGATGTTTCCTTTGTTTGTTCGAAAAGCAGGCGAAGGAAAATCTATACGTGTAATTAATATTGATAGTGGATTTATTCGTGAAAACGTAATGGGATATGAATATCTTACTTCTATTGGTCTTACACGAGTATTAACTGACAACAAAACTCCTTATGAAGTTTGGAGGAATAGGCAGATTGAATTTATTATTATTCCAATGGATATTAAAGAAGAAGATAGGTATCATTTATGTTCTCAATTATCAGTTAAAACTTTTCATACAACAAATAAAATATTTATTCAAGAATTTTCAGGACGAGAACTTCTTCCTTCATTTACGAAATTTATTAATGCGCATCGCCAAAACTTAATGTTTATTCGTAGGAATGTTATTTGGGATATTACTTATGGAGAAGAGTGTTCTTGTTCGACTAAACTTACAGATTATCCTAAAGTTGTTCTTTCAGATGGAGAGATATTTAATTTATGGACTTATACACATCATGATATGCTTCGTATAATTCAATCTAGTAAAAATACCACTCTTAATAATATTATTTATGTTGTATTTAAGAAGTATTACAAAGATACTATTATGAGACATCATGGTAATTATCGTAGAAGTCTAATTGGACTTTCTCGTTTATATGAAACAACTGCATATCCATATGACGCATCATCTAAAAAGATTATGACGTATATTTTAGATGAAATTGAACTTGTTGTTCATGGACTTAAAATTTTGACTAAAAAAACACAAGAAGAAATGGAAGCGTATACTAAAAAACTAATTTCATATGAAATGTATGACCCTCATAAATGGTATTCTGATGTAATGTTATACTTTGATTAAAAACGGATTATTTCTTTTCAAACTTTTTAATTGTAAGGCGACAAAAGATTGAAATGGCAGACAAGAAGCTATACGCAATCATCGAGGCAATCGGCGAGGAGTTTGGGTTTGACGTTGACGAGGCAATGGAGCTTGTTGAGGAGCAAGCTGCTGAACTTCTTGCTATGCTGGTCAAACCTGCAAAGGCTGCCAAAGAGGAGAAGGTGGATGTTGAGAACGAGGCTGTGAAGAAGATTCGTCACAATATCGAACTTTGGGAAACCAAGCTTCAAAAGGGCGACTTCAAAGATAGAGAGGCACACGTCTTAAAAATCGAGAAGGAGAAGAAGAAACTGGAAAAACTCCTGAAGACTTCTGCGCCCCCTCCTGAAGCAGCTGCCGCAAAGAAGGTGGATCCGCCAAAAAAGAAGGAAGAACCTCCTGCCAAACGTGAGAAGAGGATCAAGAAGATGTCTCCTGTTATCGCTGGCCAACTTTCCAAGATTCTTGAGGAAGAAGGTGTCGAATTCAACGAGGCTATTAAGAAGAAGTTTGCGAACGTCTTCATCGAGGACCTCTCCGAAGAAGAGTTCAAAGAGAAAGGAATGGCTGACCACATGCGCAGCTTTGCAAAGGTGGAGAAGACGCTGAGCTCAAATCCTTTTCCTCCACCTAAGAAAGAAGAGGAATGCCTTCGCGCCGTCCAGCTTCAGCGACACCGTGATGCAGCCAAACTTGGGAGTCTTGGTGGTGGAGGCGGACCTGAACCTTGCACGTGTGGAAAGTGTAAGACGTTCATGCCTGAACCTGAATCCACTGAGGATGAGGAACAATTGGAGGTTGAGTTTAACGGAAAGGATTACTTTGTTGGCAGACGTAGCGGCACCATTTGGGAAGAACAGGATGGACGCGATGTGGCAGTTGGGTTTGTAGGAGTTGGAAAGTTCAAGAAACTTGTTCTTCCGTGAATTCAATAACGCAGTTGGGGAAAACTTCTCTAAAAAAAGAATTACAACCTAAACAAAAGAAAATAGAATAGGGGGTTACCAATTTTTTTAGTTCAGGAACTATTTTTGTCGACTTATAATTATTTGAATATTCTTTCCATGTATAATCCATTGTATCTTCATCTGTATAAGAACTACAAGAAGGAAGATGTAGTTCTTCAACTATATTTTTACGCAAATATGCCATATCAAATAATTGATTCCAATATTGTTTCATTTATGTTATAACTGTGTCTTAAGTTTAAGTAGTAGCATATATACTACCTCCGTAATACAAAATTATAACGAAGTTTATTATTGGAATTAAGTATACTGAACTGAATGGAATTAATCCTAAACAATACCATAATCCAACAGGAATATTTATATTAAAAAAAGCGTTAAATGATACACCATATTCAACTATAGTATACATTGACCAAAATAATAAATACCAACCTAAAAATTTAAAAGGAGCACTAAAAATTGACATCATAATTGATTGAATAAAATCAGTCGCTTTGGTATTCTTATTTTTTACATTTGGTGGAGCACTCATTTTCCAATTTTCACCATCGTCAAATGATTTTTGATTTTTGGAACCATTTAAAGTATATTCAACTGTTAAATTTTTCTTTTTAGAAGGATTTGGGTCAGGCAATCCAACTTCTTTAAAACCAACTTTTAAATTTATCGACCCATCTTCTTTTAAATAATTTTGAACTGCGTCTGTTACATCTTGATAATTTCCAGGATAACCATATTCTGCTTTTGTAATTTGTAATCCTGACGCTACTCTTTCTGCTGGTGCTGAAATTACTGCTGTTCCTCCGTCCTTTTCTGTTATTGTATTTACACTACCATTGTTAATTGAATATTTTATTGTTAAAGTCTTTAATTGACCTGGAGCAGGATCGTCTATACCTAATGCTGCAGGTGTAACAGGTAAATTAAGTGCTCCATCTAATATTTTAGACGTTACTTCTGCAGTAACGTCTACATTAGTTGACCCTACTCCATAGGATGCTGATTTTATATTAATTCCTGTACTCATCTCTTATTATGAAGAAAACACGACATTTGCGACGCCTCCAATAACTCGTAAATAATTATATGATTCCGTATATGCGCGAACAGTATATGTATAAGCTAATGTATTTGCATCGGTCTTTGAAATAATTCTTACTACATCATTTGGAGAATATAAAGGTTTTCCATTTGGACCAATAGCATTTGGATTTACAATTGTAGGTCTAGGATTATTTGCTGTTGACCTTAAAATACATACTGAGGTTGGAGGTAAAACAATATTGTTTCCTATTAATGCTAAAGGAGGTTGAACATATGTATTTCTCAAAATAGTTTTATTAAACATTGAACCATTAATATGACCTGAAGGTTGATTTGTTCCATGGTCTAGTGAAAATGAATATGAATAAAGACCAGGAAATTTTGCAATTGTTGTTCCTTGATGATGACGATAATTTTGAATATTTGAAAAGAATTCTGTTTGTTTAGCACCAAATCTATCTTTTCCATCAATAACTATATTTGATTCTAAAAGAATATCACGCTGTGATACATTTGCAGCTAATACTAGTCCTGAAGAATATGGAACACCTGTTCCTGATATAGGTTTTATTTTAGGATTTTCCCAATTTGTATAATTATCTACATCGTTCAAAGCTTCTCTATCTGATCGTTGTGCTACCCAAACTATTCTTGTACATAAATTTCGTAAATGTAACTCCATATCATTCGATGGCCCATATTGACCATGTCTTAAAACCATATTTACTTGTGTAATTAAGAATGAATGATCTGTCTTTGCTATATGGGCCATTTCAGTATCTGTTAAGAAAATATAGTTTGCTTCAATAAATGAATTCGTTGACCATAATGCCAATGAAGGATTTGATGGAGTATTGTTTATTAATGGAGGACTTAAAAATAAATTCATTGGATATAAATCAGGTGTAGGTGCTATACGATTACCTTGTTGATTTAAAACTGTAAACATATTATACATATTTGTAAATTCAACTACTATTTCAACTTCTGAATGTTGAAGAGCTATTAATGGTAACGCAGCACCAACATTTTCACAAAACCAAAAATGTAATGGAATAGTTAAAGTTCTTCCTTGTATAGAAGGCTCTGCTAATCCTTGAGAGGTTGAAATGGAATGTGGATATGAATTATTTCTTCCGAATGAATTAGCAGGATCGTATAATTCAGGTAAGTTTCCAATCAAATTATTTAAAACTTCTATTTTAGTTCCATTAAAAGTTAAAGCTGCATACAATTTCATCCATTCACCTGTATGTCTTACTACTTCTTGTCCGTTAATTAATACTGAAACATAATTAAGCATATTATATCCAATATTTGGTATCCATTTGAATTCATATGGGCTTGTTATTCCAGGATGAAGACCTGAAAATATTGGAGGTAAATCTACACTTAAATAACAATCATTTAATAATTGTGCAAATCTTTCAACTCTTGTTCTTAAAGTTAAATTACCATTTGCAGGTATAGATAAATTTGTTGTTTTCCATACTAATCTAAAATGTTCCATAGCAAAATCTGTATGGCGTTTATACATGTTACGAAAGTGAGTAAAGGATGGATTTCCTACCACAAGATGATCTTGTGCTCCTTTACCAACTAATTGCATTAATCCACCAGGCATCTTGTTATTTAATAGTTAAGATAATGAAAGTGTTATTTTGTAACTTGCCATTTAGGATCATGAATACATTTAATACATAGACCTTGTTTTTTAGGAGATCTTATAGTACAATCACATAGTTTAGTAGCAGTTAAGACTTTTCCATTTTGTAATTGTTGCTGTGTTACTTGATCTGCTGTTAAAAACGCTTTATACCCTGTCCATCCTGAAGCTGTTCTACGAATTCTTGATGAACCCATTTCTCTAGGTAAATGAAAATTTGGAGGATAAATAGTTTGAGGAACTGGTGTAGGATGTATATCTCTATTTGATGCTAAAACATCTAATTTATTTTTATCAAAATCATTTCCAGCACCTCTTAATCTTTTTAATCTTGTAAGGTCGCCTGAAGACAAACCTCTTGTTCCTGCTTGCATATTAGACATTTATGATACTACAGAGGTAAAAAATTTAAGTTCTTCTTTTGATGTTTGTATTCCAATTCTTAATAATCTACGAGTATCTTCAAATGCCATAAAATCAAATACTTCTAATGTATCAGGATCAAGAATAAACATTATTCCTTTAATTCTTACTTTTTGTAATCTACGTGATTTACGCTGTATATTTCTTAAATATAAAGTATCTTTCTCATCTGCTTTGAAAAATGGTTTAAACGCCAAGTCTTCAGATTTGGAGGTTGTATCAAAGCGCATACATTGTATTACAGGTTGTTCTTTAGAATGTAGTTTTCTATGTATTTCACAATCTATTGCGGATTGTTTTAAGATAAGAGAAATGTTTTTAATAATTCTAGATTTACGATATGAGACTTCATACAAATATTCATCAGAAGACATAAATGCTTGAACAGGTTCACCACCTTCATAACGTCTTAAAGACATATCATTTCTACGAATAGATACTATATTTGGTCCTTCTGTTGAAGTTAATTGTTTTTCTGTGAACGTTGAAAGATATAATTGAACTTTAACTGTACGTTCAGGTATTTCTAATTTAGCGTGAGAACAAATACGAATTGCTCTTCCAATAACTTGATCTATACGAGCAGGATTCCAATATGCTTCCATAATATAAACATTACGAACATCAGCAAGAGTAATACCTTCAGCACCAGCAGAGGAAGCCATAAAAACACATAATTTATGAGGTTTAGAATTAACTTCTGTTTTTAAAGATTCAGGAAAAGTATCAGAATAATCTTGATTAAATATTTGTCTGTATAATTCACGTTCTTCTTCATTTCCACCAATATACATAGCAAATGAAGGTTTACCTTCTTCCATTGATGGATCTTCTGCCCATTCACCTCCTTTTTTAATTAATCTATATTGTTGAAAACCATTAGCTTCTAAGACAGCACCAAATATACCTAATCCTTCTAATGTTTTATATTGTGAATAAATAAATTGATTTCTATATCCTGTAACATTTGTTTTAATATCTTTCAGCATACGTGCCATTTTAGGTGAAAATTTATCTAAGACTTCTTCTACAAGATATTTTTCAGGAGAACCTCTCATAATTTCCAAGATTTTAGATTTGTCTTCTTTTTCAGGTTTAGAATCTAAAGTTTCTTCTGATTCTTCAGGATCTAATTTAAATTTAAGTTCAGGTGGAATAGCATAATTACATACCATACGAGAAGTCATTCTAAAAGAACCAAAATCTGAATCTAAATCTGATTTCATTCTTTTTTGTTTTGCTTCTCTTTGTATTTCTTCCCATCTTGATTCCAAATATCTTAAAAATTGTTCATCAGTCATAGGAACTTTTACAAGAGTAGATTCTTCATCTAATCGTTTAGGTAATAATCTATCATCTGCTCCTTTAAAATATGATACTAATCCTTGAATTCTTCTTCCAAACATCAAAGGATTTTTAACAGATAAACCGTCAATAAATGTATTCATAAAATCTTCAAATTCTGTAGGTAAACATTCCAAATCTTCAACTACCATTTTTTCAGGTTCAGCTAATTCCACTCCTGGAAACTTTTCTTCAAATTTAGTTTTCCAAGTAGAAACCCAAACTTTTAAATCAGGTTCTTGAACAAATTCTTTATTAAATTTTACAGCTAATCTTTCACCTTTATCATTATAAGTACTTTCAAAATGAGGAGGATTTCTTGTCAATAAAAATGTTCTTTTTACTGAATTATATTCTATTGTATCAACATCTTTTAAAGATCTAAAATGTGCAGTCATTAATGATTCATCCCATGTCATTGCTGATTTTGTAGGTATACTTATTCTTGTTATAGGTCCTCTTAGAAGATTCATTAAAAAAGCAATTTCATTTGGTCTATTAATAACAGGTGTTCCTGATAAACATACTATCTTCGTATTTTTTGCTTTATAAATCATTTCATATAATTTCATTTTTATGAGACGTTGTGATACAACGCTTCCAATTAAATTATGTGCCTCATCAATAATTACAACTGAATCATCAAACATATGTGGTTGGTCAGGAGGTAATATTTTATCTACATTTGTTGATGATAAACCATTATAATTTATAAATGTAAATCTTGAATCTAATATATCATCAATTTGTTGTCGAATACCTTTTTGTAGTTCGCCAGATAAAGATTTAAAATTAGGTGCACGATCAGGTATAGTTACATAATATTTTCCATGAGAATCTAAAAATCCTTGTGTAATTCCTAATGTTTTCGCATGTTCTCTATCACCTTCATTTCTTAAAGGTCTTACTTCCCAATGCTGTTCAAATGCATAAATAGGATCTCCACATTTACGAATTTCTCCTCTATAATTTTCTTGTAATGAGGCAGGTAACATTACAAATACTTTTTTAGTAGTCATTAACGATTCTGCTACTGCAATAGAAGAACAAGTTTTACCTGAACCTAACCCATGATATAATAATAAACCACGGTAAGGAGTTTCAATTAATAAATAATCTCTTACAAGTTTTTGGTAAGAAAACAATTCTTTTGTGTTTGAAGGACCACCTCTTTTTCTACATAGATCTTCTTTGACGTCCAAGGGGTCTTTATCAGTTTCTCTATAATTGGATTTGATAAAGATTCTGGTAATAGAATCTGAGAAAGCTTTACGATTTGGAAGAACATATAATTTTGGTTCTGGTTGCTCCATTATTTTTGGCGAGGAATTGATAATGGAAGAAGTATTGCGCAAAAACCCTAAATTATGGATGATAGCATTTTACCTCTTTTTAGTAGCAGGATTTCTATATATAAAACCTTCTGTCGCATTTGGAGAAAAAGGTCGAGTTCGACCTTTCGGTGTTGCTAATAAAGAATCTACTATATTTCCTATTTGGTGGTGGATGTTTGCTTTTGCTGTTGTTTCTTATCTTGGTGTTTCTTATACTCTCGGTTATAATTTCTAATTTAGAGAACAATAAGAATACACGATATAATTACGTGGTAAAAGTTGTAGATATAATAAAAAAACAGATTAATTATAATGAGTTATATTTCATTACGACAAGGAAAAGTTCTTTATAGAACTCCTTCAAGTAATAATGAATATGGAATTTATGGAAATTTTTTTTCTTCGTATGAAATTGCCAAATTATATATTGAAAATACACCAGGTTCAAGAAAAGTTGTTAAATTTAAATCTACACAAAATCTTAAACTTTTAAATTTTGGTGATATAAATACTTTTAAATATCTAGATAAAACTCTTAAAGGAAAAGTTCATGAAATGTTTCAACAATGGTCAGGTTATGGGTTAACAGAATTAAGTATATATGACAATAAAAAAAGAGAACTTTGCTTATACGATAAAAAAGCAAAGACCACTCCTATTATTTGTGATCAATTATTAGATACAATTGAAGGTGAATATGGTCATAAAACGTTAGGTAAAGAGTTTTGTAAATTAGGGTTTGATGGTTATTATTTACCTGAAAAATATATTCGAGCAAGAGATTTTGAATTATTAGATGAAGATGTTTTATTTCACAAAGAATATTTTATTTGTAATTCGAAGGAAAAATTAATTAAGGTTTCTTAGATTCGTTCTTTTCTTTTTCTAATTCTTTTGCGTGTAACTCGGCAATCATTTTTGTTTTGAATTCAGTCATTTCATTTAAGTCAGGATTACATACTTTTTTCTCAGCAAACATTACAAGATATACAATTGCAGGCATAATACCTAAGAAAAACAAAATCCACCATAAACCAAATACATTTTTTATATCAGGAAGATAACTATCAAAAAATGATATTACAGGTGTTCTTATAAATTCAAAGTATCTATTGAATGCATATACACTAACAGACACCGTGGCTAAAATCATTCCTGAAATAAAAGGCCATTCTAAGTTACCCCATTTATTACATAAAAATCCTGATGAAAAATATGTTATACCTGCTCCTGCAGATGACATTATACCGCCTACTACTACACTAGCTTTGGCAAAACTTACCCAATCCATTATAGTTTTGGTTTATAAAATTTTACTTCTTTTTCTAACCTTTCAATCAGTTTTTTACGTTCTTCATAATGAGGACGAGTAATATTTTTACAATCTTTTAAAGTCTTCCATTCAACAGCAGATACTTCTCTGCGTTGCATAGAAGTTAATCTTTGTGTTAAATCAAATTGTTTAGAATTTTTTAATAAAGCTATAAAATATGTGTGTCTATATGTAACGTCGTTTGTGGCCACAAATGTTTCTGTTAATGAAAAGTCTTTTAACACTTCATAGGAACATTCAGGAATATTTGTTTCTTCATAAAATTCTCGTATAGCACATTCAACATCACTTTCGCCTTTTGTTCTTCGTCCTTTTGGAAATCCCCATTCTGGATCTATAAATACTGTTTTATTTTCATTGACTAATTTTGATCTATCAATTGAATTATATTTATTAAGTGAATCTTCATATTCTAATGATTTCGTATCTCGTCCAATACCCCATAATCGAGTCCATAATTTATCAAATGGTTCTCTTGTTATTAGTTCTTGTTCTTGTTTAGTCATATTTTTAATTAGTTTACTCACATAAGGCAAATTCAAAGGTTCATATTTTCCTCTAATAAATTCCATATAAGTCATACTATCTTTACGCTTAACCATTACCACACTTAATTTATTTGGATCAGCAGGCAAATTCAAAGGTTCAAATTGTCCTCGCAATAGAAGAAGACCATAAGATATAATAGGTTCTTTACATACTCTAAATATATGCCCACTTTCACCACAGTTATTACAATACATTATTTTACTCGTCATCATTCTGTTAAAGTTGTCCGTTTTTAACTTCCTGCTTTTTAACAAATGGGAATATTTGGTTCTAGACCTGTAGCTCCATCTGTAAGAATTGCTCCTGATTTTAGTGGTGCCACTTTAACAGGTGCTAATGTTTCACAGCAATTTGCTACCGCTCAAACAAATGCGAATGCTGCTATTACTGGTGCTATACAACAAGCAACTGCTAAAACAAGTGGATTTTATTTTCCGATTGTCATTATATTACTCATTTTATTCTTCATAGCTTTAGGTATTGTTATGTATGATACATTTGCACCAGATTCATGGCCCAATATCTTTTTTGATAAAAAGTTTAGTTCCACTAATAATAGTTCATCCTCTACAGGAGTAAGAGGTCCAGTAGGAAGTCAACCTCCTGCTCCACCTCCTACTATAATTTCATCTTTGATGAGTTATTTTATGGATACATCGTCATCAGGTGATTTTTTACCCAGCGGTAGAAGCGCAGAATCAAGTTCATCTATAGAAGGAAGTAAGGCTCCTTTATCATCACAAAAAGATGGAGCTTATTCTATGCAATGGTGGATGTTCGTAAAAGATTGGAATTATGGTTATGGTAAAGAAAAAAGTATTGTAAAACGTCCTGATCCTACAAATTCTTCTATTCATAATCCACACATTTCATTACATCCTACAGATAATTCAATGAGAATTAGTGTTTCAGTATTCCCTACAAGTGAAGGTGGATCATCTAAAACTGAACCTGCACCTGTAGGACATTCAGGATCTACCGATGATGTTTTTATATGCGAAGTTCCAGATATTCCTCTTCAATCTTGGTTTTCAGTTTCAGTAAGCGTTTTTGGTCGTAATTTAGATGTTTATATTAATGGTAATCTAGTTAAGTCTTGCTTTTTAACAGGTGTTCCTAAACCTGCTACAGGTGATATTAATTTAACTTCTGATGGCGGTTTTTCAGGAAAAATATGTAATTTCTACCACCTTTCTAGAATGATAACTCCTGGTGACGCAATGAATTTTTATAATAGAGGAACTTCATGTAGAAATGATTCTGGAACAGAAAATACTTCTTCTTCTACAGGATATTCAGTTAAATTTGGTGTTTATGATGCTTTAGGTAAAGAAGTTCAAGAATACGCTTTTTAATTATATAATTTTTCAATTTCTAATTTATTTAGTTAATAATAATGGAACAATCTTCTGGTTCAAGTATACCTGGTATCGTTATTGTAGTTATAGTTGTTCTAGTTATTGTTTATTTTATTGCTAAAAATTTACCTATGAATTCTGTAAATATTCAACCTCATATTGAAGATGGGCGAAGGACATTTACAAGTAAAACTTCTCTTCCTAAATCTTTTAATCAAAAAGAAGGATTATCTTTATCTTTTACTTGTTGGGTAAAAATAGATGATTTTGCTTATAGATATGGCGAACAAAGAGTTATATTTACTAAAGGACCTACTGATTTATCTTCTATGTGTCCTGCTTTATTAATTGATGGTAATACTAATTCTCTTCTTATAAAAATTGATACTTTTGGCGCTACTGAAATTATTCCTATTTCTAATATTCCTGCAAAGAAATGGTTACATGTAGGTATTGTAATTGATCAAGACAATGTAGAAGTTTACATTAATGGATTAATTCATACTTATCGTACATTAGTTCAAGTTCCTCGTCAAAATGATGATACAGTTCATACTGGCATTGGTGGTGGATTTGATGGTAAAGTTGCTTCTATAGAATATTATCCTCGTGTTTTGAGTGCCTCTGATATTAAATCAGCAATGACAAAAACACCTTCTCCTGATCCTTCAGAAAAAGGTATTGGTCCTATGCCTCCTTATTTTGATATTAGTTGGTGGTCTAAGAATTCTTCATAGCTGATATAGACGCTTTTGCCATACTAGCTTGTGATGCCCCTGCTTGTGCTTGACTTTTCATATCAGCAACTTCTTTTCTTAAACTATCAACTTGTGTTTTCATTGTTTCAACATCACTTTCTAAACTACTTAGTGTTGGTGGTGGATTAGCAAGATATTCTTTTATTATAATATGTTTGTTTGATATTGCAAACGCTATCAAACAAAATAGTAAAAATAATATTAATTGTTTTCCCTTAAACATCTTTACTTATTATAAGTATAAAATGAGTTCTCAAAGTGAGCCTTATACTACAAGAGATTCATCTGATATTACTAAACAGAAAAAGGATAATCTTATTTATCTAGAAAAAAATAAACTTAAACTTCCTTATTATTTACCTCAAAGTTTTAATTATATGTATTCATTCAATTCAGGATTTGAATTCTGTAATTGTGATGATGTTATTCCAGCAACACCTCAAATTAATTATTCAGTATCAGCTCAATCACCTTCTCGTGGTTCTGGTGGAACTGGTGGAACTTTAATTTCAATTACTCTTGCTTGGTTTCCTGTTTTACGAGTTTCTAAATATCAAGTATTTTTAGTTGAATGTCCTTTAATGACTGGTACTTGTCCTATGACTGGAGGACAAATCATTTCTACACATCAATCAGGATTCTTAGATAATAATATTTTATCATATACTTATACACCTGTAACTGGAACTACTAAAAGAGTTTTTGCATTTGTTTTTGCTTATGGAAGAACAAGACAAAGTTTACCTGGAATTTATTCACCTGAATTTTCCGTTTAATTTATTATTGACCACCACTACTGCTAGGTAATTCAATTAATTGAATAAATATTCCTCCCGTATTACCTTGCTTTCCTAAACCACTTGGATTAGCACCTGTTCCACCTTCTCCACCGCCTCCAATAGTATAATCAAATGTTTCACTTCCCATCCACTGTGGAATTACAAGTGATACAACTTGTCCACCACCACCGCCACCACCACCAGTTCCACCACCAAGACCTTCTATTCTATCAATACCTCTATAACCACCAAAACCACCCATTCCGCCAAAATATCCACCGGCTGGATTATAATCATTTGAATGTCCTCCTCTACCTACATTACTATTTTTGATCATAAAAATACTATTAGAATCAATACCTCCACCAGTTCCACCAGATGTTCCGCCACCTCCACCATTTGCAACTATAGGTGCTCCTGAAATATTATTAGTCGGATCATATTTTATTGTTAAACTAGTTTGTGTTCCGGTACTTCCATTACCTAGTACTCCTCCTCCACCACCACCACCACCAATAATATAACTTTCAAATAAATATTTCTTTGAAGGAGATGCACCACTTACTGTTATACTAGTAGAACTTGACCCTCCAGTAATTCCCATAAAAATATATGATATACCTTTTTCTCCTGTAGGTCCTGTAGGTCCTGTGAATGCTCCTGCACCTGTATCACCTCTTTCTCCTGTAGGTCCTGTAAATCCTCTAAGTCCTGTAGGTCCTGTGAATGCTCCTGCACCTGTATCACCTCTTTCTCCTGTAGGTCCTGTATGACCTTTTTCTCCTGTAGATCCTGTAGGTCCTGTGAATGCTCCTGCACCTGTAGGTCCTGTGAATGCTCCTGCACCTGTATCACCTCTTTCTCCTGTAGGTCCTGTAAATCCTCTAAGTCCTGTAGGTCCTGTGAATGCTCCTGCACCTGTATCACCTCTTTCTCCTGTAGGTC